TGTGAACGTCGCGCCCTCTTGAACGTCAACGTAACCACTAACCTCAACTAACGCTGGTGCTGTGAACGTCGCGCCCTCTTGAACGTCAACGTAACCACTCTTCGCTAACGCTGGTGCTGTGAACGTCGCGCCCTCTTGAACGTCAACGTAACCACTAACCTCAACTAACGCTGGTGCTGTGAACGTCGCGCCCTGCCGAACGTAAACGGAACCACTAACCTCAACTAATTTTGAATAATCATGTTTGTCATCTTTTTCAATGACTAAGTTTCCTTGTATTTTCATGGGTTGATTTTTTATTTCAGATCTTTAAATGGAAATTTATTTTGTTGTTTAAGCCTTTCTGTATTTGCTTTTGCATCTCTTGCATGAATATCTTTTATGGCCTGTTGATATTCATTTTGTGTTACTCCTTTTGATACATCGTATCCAGCCGATGCTAATTGTTTTACTTTCCATGCAGGAACTAAAGAGTTGCCAATAATCTCAGCACACATAGCTTTTGTGTAGTTAATATTTACTACATCATAATCCATTTGTTTAATCCAGTTTAATTGAGCCTCACTTGCAGGTTCCTGCATCCGGATAGAATCCGATATCTTAACCTTTGGCAGCTTCAGTAAATCAACTTTAACATCTTTCTGCAATTGCTCAGCTTTAAAGGTCCGCTCATTCCTTGCTTGTATCAGCTTATCCTTTTTCTCCTGAGTAACAAATACTCTGTCTTCGATTTCTTTTCCTTCATCAAGATTCCAAGTATTGATAAGCCTATGCTTTGATGTTACATCAATGAAATCCAAAACCGTTACTTTTTGTCCGAACTTAGCAACATATTCTTCGTCTTTTAGTCTGGTGCCGCGACCGATTTGCTGTAAGAACTTAGTAAGTGATTTAGTAGGACAGCACATTAAAATTGCACCGGTGTTTGGGTGATCGAAACCGGCTGTTAAAATCATTACATTGCTGATACCGGTAATTTCTCTTTGTTTAAATCTTTGAAGTATTCCCCGTCTGTCAGTAGTTAATTCTTTATCTCCAACAACAAATTCAGTATCGACTCCTTTTGATTTAAAAACTTCTGTGAGATCCATTGCGTGTTGAACATCTACACAAAAAGCAATGAACTGTTTGCCGGGACAATATTGCAAATACTTCTCAACGATAAGATCATTACGCATTGGTGTGTTGATAACCTCTTCCAGTTGACCTTGATTAAGTTCTCCCCCTAATGTTTTAACTCCATCTAGTGAAGATTGTGTCTTAACTCTAATAGCATCTATTTCGCAAAGGAAACCATCTTTAATAGCTTTTTCAATAGGATATTCATAAACAATCTCGTCGAATATATCTCCCATTAACATCCCATCCATCCGATGTGGAGTAGCAGTAAGGCCAAGTCTTAACTTAGGAGTGAAGTGGTTTATAGATTTTAAAAACGTTTTGCTTCCAAATAGATGACATTCATCACACACAACAACATCGAAATAGTTAGATGGTATTTTATCAAGCCTATTCCATAACGTTTGCATAGAAGCAAAAACAATGGGTTTGTTGATAATAAATAGCTCTGCTTTTACTATGCCGACCGTATTAATAATTTCATCAAGCCACGGGTGAGAAAATAACCCTTGTGTTCTTGTTTTTAAGATACTTAACAAACCGCCTTGCTGACCAACAAAATCAGATAGCTCTTGTTTGTTGATGTTGGCTCTCTCGGCTACGTAATCAATCGCTGATTGCTCCAGCAAATCTTCTGTATGTGTGCCCCAGAGGACTCGACCTTTGTCCTTAATGATATCAACAGATGTGGCTGTTTTACCGGTGCCGGTTGCCATTACTAATAGTTGATTCACTATACCTTTTTTTAACGCTTTCTCAACCGCTTCTTTCGCCTCTACCTGATAATACCTGAGTTGTCGTGCCATTACTTAATAAGTGGTTGATGTAAATAATTATCTCGTTCTAATTGAGTGATCATGCCATTGTAAAAAGCCCTAAAATCTCTGTCAGTATCATACAGGTTTTGAATTGCTCTTATAGCATGTAAAACGGTAGCGTGATCACGGTTAAACATATTCCCGATCTCTCCAAGCGTTAGCTTATAAAAGTTTAGTTTAAGAAGCCTCATTAACATTTGACGCGGGCGAACTATAGGAGTATAGCGTGTCTTAGATCCTAGCTCCTCCATTGTTACTTTATTAATCTTACAAAAGCTATCAGTAAGCCTGTAAGAGGTAAGTGTTGATTCATATATGCCTGGAGCTAACCATAGGCTAGGTGGTTGGTGATTCTTTATCATATTTCTCCCTTTCTTCTAACATTGCATCAGCTATTTTGTAAGCTAATTTTGCTACATTGGCTGTTTCTTCCGCGCTTCGCCAGATAGAAATATCAAATCCGCTTAAAGCTTTTGCTGCGAAATAATCTCGTAGTGTCATGCCTGGATTATTTCCATAAGCCTTATAAGCAGACATAGGAAATGCTGGCGGATTATTTGGTTTCTTTTCTGACATGTTATTTTGTTTTGATTTTTACTTCTCTGATTTCCCTTACTTGCTTATTGATGTATATGAGCCAATCAATAAATGAAATATTTTCCGGCCTCTTAATTGTTTTTGTTATGCTTAGGACTTTCATTTTGCTTTTGTGTTAGCATTGTTAGTTTTAGCAGGAACAATCCAAATATTCCGGTTGAATGTTCCCTTGGAAATTAGTTCCTTTCTCTTGGTCACTGCAATGGCGTATGGCACATTCAGAGGCAACGTATGTTTTATACGTTTGCCTTCCCATACTTCTACATTGTACAATTTAACTGCTTGCATGATTCTTGCTTATTAGTTATCAAATCCCCAAAACTCATTCATCCTCTTTATCACATCGGGATTCGTTTGTCGGTTATATCGCTCTGCAACCTTTTCCCATCCGTGACTATGATTAGGGGACCACGCACAATCACAAGCACTTCTATATGAAGCTTCACCATTACGTATTTCTGTACCTACCGATACACCACAAAAAAAACAATCATGTGATGGCCAATATATAATTCCTTTTAATTCTGCTTGTTGTTTGAATTCTTCTGCTGTTCTCATTTTAATGATGTATTAATTTATCTTCTGTTCTGAATTGTTTCTCATTTTCCATGTCATACTGATACTGCTGTAGCTCATCTATATCCATATCGTAAAACATATCAAATAAGTCATTGTAGTAATACTTTGAAGTAGGAGGGATGCCAATATCCCTCTTAATCTTAAAAATGTTTCTTATGTATTTTAAACGAGTTTTCAGCATGATAATAAGTTTAGTGGTTACACATCATATTCATCATCGTATTGTAAAGCATCGGAAGGTTTTTGGTCAAACCAAATAGGGGTCAAAGACCCGTTTATTATTTTTTCCGTGGTTCTGTGGGCTTTATTACCTTGCTGTATAGCTAAATAAGCCTGTTGTTGCCATATATGCTTTTGTTCAAACATCTCCGGCCAAGTATCCTTTGCCAGCTCTTCGAATTCTGGTATCAAATCGCATAGCTTAATTATAAGCTGCTGCTCACTTGTTGTTAGTGGTTTCATAAAATTGGATTTTGATTTTTAATATGAAAAGTCCCCGCTTATGGAGGAGAGCCGTTATCCCCATTGCTCATACGGTAGCCACACTTGGGCAGTGCATCGAAGCTATCTTCTGTATCTTTTTAGTTGAGGGAGCCGGATTCGAACCGACCAACAGATGCCTCCGTTGCCTAGCCAAAGAGTCCCCCATCCATCTATCTCTAAACAGATTCTTTAAAATAAGCGCCCAAATTGCTACGAGGTACTCAGTCCCAGGTTTGAGCCTTAATGGTAAGGTAAATCCAATCGTCCCCCAAGTCTTTCTGCTATAATCACATACTCCAGAACATACTCCATAATATCTTTGTGATATCCCCATTAATTTAAATTGACCGTTAACTTCTTTATGATTTTCATTTATCCAATCAATCACTTTCCACTAGTTAGGATCTCGTGTATCTTTTGCAATACACCATTCTTTTGGTAAATTTTTCATCTTTTAAAAATTAGTTGATTTTTTTAATAGTAACCGGGAGCAAACTCTAACCCCTAGAGGCTCCCGATATTTTGGCAGTGTGCATAGCCACTACCATATTTTCCATAATAAAGGCCTTCACCCGCATTCTTCCTTAGTTAGGTTCCGTTACCTCCTGGATAGTAATAATGTCCTTTAGATAAGCGTATTTATCACTACCATGATTATATAGCTGAATAGTATTGCAATTCTTATAAAAGGCTGTTGCGCTATCGCTTTGACCATTTTTATAATAGACAATGAATTTACAGGGTGGGGGAGTGGGTTCTTTCTGTTTAAAATAATTAAAGATAAACACCCCTGAAATGCTGCCAATAAGGAATATAATATATTTTTTCATGTGATTTTTTTTAGTTATTAATTAGCCCCTCGATTGCATCGAAAGCAGTTACACATACCAAATTGTTAGTTTTCGGACGCTATCCGAGCTATTCAAAATGCCCGTATGTTAAACTCGAGGGATTTACCAAGTCCAATCAATTCGAGATGAAGCTACTTGGTAATAAGAACCTAGTAAGGACTTACGCGTTTTTATTCGCTGCCTTCGCTTACTAGGGTGTAGGTTTGATAAGGGCAGGATTCGATACCTGCATCGGTTTGCATTTAGTTTTGATGGATTTGGGCCAATCGCTTTAAAGCACGCCAAATAACTTTACCGAAAAGAGTACATTTGATTTTATAACCCATTTTAGAGTAACTTAATCGGGAGGTTTTGCACCTGATTTTTGCACACCCGATGCGTTGAGATTCCGCAACCCTTATCAAAGTATTATAAATTAACCCAGAGGTTAACGTGTCTATTTTTTGCGATTTTTTATACATGTTTTTTAAACGTGTACACCAAATCGACATTTTCTATGTATATTCTCCCAACATGATAACAACCTTCCTAAAAACCGAGCGAAGCTTCAAAGTCTTTATTATTCGTTGTGTGTTGGTACAGGGTGCAGTCATCTCCCCGCCGTTTCCAGACCTTTATTGTTCAGCCTATCTCTGCATTGCAAACGTTGCTTATAGCAACTATGTCAAATAACGTCCTTCAACTTCACTAATCTTGTGGAGGTTCCTGGAATCGAACCAGGCAAAACCGACCTTCTTAATCTTCGCCTATGCACAGACTATAAGGACTACCGGCCACTACCATTTACTAACCACCGTTTGCCGATCTTTTTATTTGATTTTTTTAATTTAAAGCACTTCCCAAAGAATATTTACGCCATCATGCTCTATAATAATTTGCCCTATATCGTAGTTAACCAATTTGCGAGCTACCTCCAAGGTGAACCAGCTATCTTTGCCTGACCCTGCATTTAAAATAGTTCCATTGCTATTTAGTATTCTATACTTCATTTTATTGAGTGTTAAAATGTTAGTTTAATAAACCAGCGCATCGGAAAATTGCTCAGATTAAACCTTTGCGCTGGTATTCGGAGGCAACCGAATGTTATTTAATTTTGTTTGAAAGCTTCTTTTATTAAATCGTCTAAAACTGGATCTGCTCTTCGGAATAAGCTTCAACAATAGTACATTCAATTCTCAATTTAATACCTTTAGATTTACATTGCTTTTTAATCTCATCAAAACAATTAGGATTCGAAGTATAACAATTGTATCTTATCCCATTAATTGTCCTGTACTGTAGTATAGATTGTTTTGGTTTTCTCATTTTATTTAAGACAATTAAAGCAAATTCAACTTTTGATATTTTATTGAGGTATTTTATTGCATTTTAATCGTTTCAATTTATTTCTGCCTATATCAGTTAATATATAGACCTCTTTAAAGTATCCATTATCAATTGGATGCTCCTTTTTTATCTTTTTAATATTGTAATTGTGCCCCTTTGCGAGGGTGTCAAATGTGCCAAAAACGAATAGTTTTAATTTTTCATCTTTGGCTTTATGTTTACATCTAACGCTAGTGTATAAATAACCTGCCGCGGTCCTATTCGGGCGAGGTGGTAAACTGTTTATATTATATGCCATAATTAACAACTTCTTTTTTAAGGCATTTTATTTGTATATTGCTACGTAATACAATGCCCTGTTTATATAGATCAAATGTGTGATCTGTGTTTATTAAACCTTTGTTTTTTAATAATTCTAGGGCTTTATCTTTATAAGACTCACCATAACCATATTGAAAGGGTAATTTAAATTGTTTTTGGTTTTTAAGTCCAAAATTAAGTGTGATAATGGCTGAGAAATAAGAATTAGCATTTATTTTATCAAACCATTCCTTTGCTTGAATAGTAATTGTTTTAACTTTCATAGTGTGATTGTTTTAAAGTTTTATAATGTAAATGATTCTGATTCAACGTATGGCACAAATAGATGTTTCATGGTTAGTTGGTTCTATAGATGTAGTAATTTGTTCCGTTAATGCTCTGCGTTTGTTCTGAGCCATCATAAGTAGCAAGTGAATGCGCACGGCCATCAATCTGGCAATCTCTTTTAAAAGCTTCATTATCAAAATAGTTTCTGTATTCCTTTGGGCTTTTACATAACACACAATCATCAATATATTGTTCCAGGTAATTGTCCCATATTTCTTCCGCCTCTTCATCTGTAACAATTAGACGTTGCCTATTTCCTATTTCAAAATAATTGTCGTTTTCTGTGATTGAATCAAGGTCGTTGGGTGTTAATCCATCCTCTAAGCATAGAGCTAAAACCTTTTCAGGAGAAGAAAATAACTTATCTGATATGTATTGAATAGCTTCATCTTCTGTAAATTCAATTTTTATGTCTTCATAATCAGAATTGATTAATTCTTCAAATGGCATATTTAATAGCTTTTTTGATAATTTGATTTGTGTCGTTTTCATTTGTTGCCTCCTTATGATTTAGTTATTACTCAATTATCTGTATTATAGCTGCAATAAGAATAGTGCGATTCGTTGAGTGGGTTATTTGTTTACTTCATATGTTAGTACTTCATTTTGTATTGATCGGTATTGTATTGCCTCTGCAATATGCTCTAATTTAACTTCTTTGGCTTTATCTACTTTTGCTATTGTTGTGGCTACGTCTAAAATGATTTGTATCTCATATGGGCACAAACCTAATCGGTCATATGCAACTTTGATTAAATTGTCAATTGAGTCATTAACGCCAATAACAGCAGGCGTAATTACAGGCGTGTTTTCTTTAAATGCCTTAATACGTTCATTTACCTGATCTATTGTCTCACCTTTGTAGCTACTTACTAGGGTATTAAAATTAGGGCGTACAACTTCAATATAAATATCTACAGGCTTGTTTGGGTCAAAATAGCTATTAAAATAATTGCGTAATAAATTTAATTGTGATTTATCAACCCCTCCATCTTCAATTTTATTTGTAAGTAATAACATGTTATGGTTTCCGCATTTAGCTATTTCATAAGCTCGCATTGCATTTTCATTTCCTGCGTACAGGTTTAATTTAGTTGTTTTCATTTGTTGCCTCCTTATAATTTAGTTATTGAATTTCAGTTAATTGTGCAATCTCTTCATCAGAAAATAACATACATACGTTGTTATATTCATCTTTTACAGCATTATAAACCCTTTCTGCTTTTTTACTGTCTGAATCGTACCCGCATTCATTACAAAAGTCATCAAGTGTTCCGGGATCATGTTTAGTCAAACATGCTAATATATCATAGGCAGTTGGGGCGGAATAATTAGGATTTTTTAGTATATCTTTTTTAATACCAGTTATCCACAGTAATTTTTTATACTGCTCCTCATTAAGGCAAATTCTGCCGCCTGTAGTTCGTTCACACCACGATTTATTTTGCAAATGTTCTGCAACCTGATATTCACCGCTTCTTTTTAAAGATTGGCCAAAATCAAAGCTAAATTTACGATTACCACGTTTTAAAGTAATTTTATAAATATCCCGATCATGCGTATCGTCTTCAAAGTGTTTACCATGTTTTAAAAATTCAAAAATAAATTCTGTATTGGTTTTATTTAAAAATTCAATAGCTTGTTGTTCGTAGTTTGTTGTTTCCATTTGTTGCCTCCTTATGATTAGTTTAGTGAATAATAAATTTTGCACATTGCCGTGCGTAATACTGTGCTTTTATATGCTATCTGTTCATATGGTGATAGTGTCTTATAATCCATCTTCATTAAGAATTCACCGATAGCATTGTTTTGAATCTCACATAAAAACTCAAAGCCGTTTATTTGAACCTTTTTCATGATAGCTTAGATATTTCAGCGTTTTTGAATTCAGCCTGAACTTTTAATAAAATTTCTTGGCTCTCCTTTGGAGCAAATATTTTATCTTTCATTCCATACAAAGCAGTCAACACTTTTGAGTCATTTTTTGCTTCGTTTACATCTTTATACTCAACACCTAATTTGTAATAGGTATATCCGTATTTTTCACCGTCTAAATATTGATCTTCCGTTACTACTAGAAACGGATTACCCCAAGATTCAACGTGTATCACTCCTATTCTGTGGGTGTATGCCCATCCTTTTAATGTTTCTTTCATAATGTTGCCTCCTTATTATTAATTGGTTGATAATGGATTAAATTTTACTTCTTTCTTTTTACATCCTTTTTGAATATTGGCACGAATTATTATTTTTTCCTTATTCTCCAATTCAAATATTCTTTCAGTAGGTATAAATTTCAACTCAAATAGAATTCTAATAGCTTTATATTTATATTGATCGTTGTTACCATACTGAAAAGGTATTACCCAAATTTTTTCTTTTTTCGTTCCGATGTCGGTCGTTACACTGCCGGAGAAATAGCGGTTACCATTAATTCTATCAAACCATTCACGAGCGTGTATATCTATTGTTTTAATTTTTGTTTTCATTTGTTGCCTCCTTTGTTTTAGTTGTTTTTATTTTAAAAATATTTTAGGTATTATAAAACTATTTGCTTGTTTTTTTGTTATTTCTCCATCTTTATATAAAGAACCAATATAGTTGTTGTATGCTTCAGCTCTAAGTGGTTTATCTGTAAAGCCGCCATGCTCTAATACTTTAATTAACGGGAGTATCTCCGTTTTAAAAAACTCATCGACTTGTTTTTTTGTTTTTTTCATAGTGTTGCCTCCTTTGTTTTAATTGTTATTTAACTTAGTAATATAGCCAGTATCAGACAAGCGATACACATTTCAATTGTGTAGTCCCGTTTCATGATAATTAGCTCAGTGATATAAATGCGATTAGTAGAGCGGTAGCCATTACAATAAATACTACCTTGTTTGTGTCGAAATCAATTTGATCCTTAAAAGATCTTTTTTTCTTCGTTAAGCTAATAGCTTGTTGAAGTTGTAGAACAGTTTGTTTCATCGGTCGATTTTTTTTAAGTTTTTGTTGACTTTGTTGTAATTATGATTTACTTTTACAGCTCGTTCTTTAAAAAGACTTTTTAAAAATCTCCCACTATCTAATTTAGATAATATTAATTGAAATATTGGGAGGGAATCTTTAAAAAGAACTTGTTGTTATTTCTTTTACAATGATAGGGCAAAAAATAATCGTTCCGACATGATTTTTTAAAGCCTTGTAAAATTAATAGTTAACTGCTTGATAATGAGTAAATAAATTTTCATATCAGCAGCTAATTTAGAATCATTCTAAGGAAAAAAAAGGCACTTTGTTACAAAAAAATAACGAATTACAGAGAGTTGGAAGTCGTTATTTGAAAATAACAAGTGAGTCATAACAACGGTTTCGCCGGTATCTCAATAATGCCGCGGGAAACAAGCCAAACAACAGCTTAATTTAATGTTGTTACAATATATTAGAGGTGATAAGATCACTAAATAAGACGGGATTTGTGGTAGGGGTTTGAATAGGATTCACCTGGTAGCACACAAACATTTGGTACGCGCATGATCTCTTTTGTATATTGAATAAAGGCTTTACCGCCTGCCTATAAAACCAGTGCAACTACGATAGTAGTGTATGTATGGGATTACATCACACATGCGATTAAATCGCATCTCTTTAAATGTAGCAGGGTCTTTTCGGATTTGTTGCCCACTACAGCCATGATAGCCCGATATACCAGCTGACGAATTACAGCCATTAAATCATTCTTTGGTAGAGATCACTCATTCTTCTTATCCCTTATGTAAATTATCGTTCTTTTCATTTGATTATACTTCTTACACATAAGGGGGTAAGGGGGATTTGTGACCTCTACCAATCCAACCCTCCAAAACCGCTTCGGAATTGTCAGACCTTCCCGAAGTAAAGAAGATCAATAAAATTAACCTCAATAACCTTATCCCCACCGAAATATCCATTATCCCCAGAAATCACAATCATCTGATTATATTATCACATATACATAGATAACAACCATTATCTATACATATTCATAAAATATACATAGATAACCCCTAAAAATAGGGTGGAACACCCTAAACTCACGCCCGGCCAAAACTTTTTTTTACATATTTGCTCAAGATACAAATATTTGACGTATATTTGTATCCACTTCAACGCCAATCCTTGGCCAAAGAGTTTTTAAAGAACAGAGCAAAAGATCAGGTTTATCCCTGGTCTTTTTGCTTTCTATACCTTATCTCATCCTCCTCAACCTTTCGCATTATCTCTGATAAATGAAATTGATTGTTCTTGTCCCTCTTTAAATTAGGAATATTCCTTTGTAATGAATAAAATAATTCCAACGCCGTTATATTAAATAATCCAGCTAATTTTACAATATCGCCCATTCTCATTAAATAAGGATTATCAATATATTCCCTCATTGTTTTCGGAACACAATTTAAAGCCCTGCAAAGATCAATCATTGATAATTGGTTGTTTTTACTATGCGTTGCTATTGGATGCCTCTGATCCATTATGTCAAGTTTCTTCATTATATTAAATTAAAGTAATATAAAATTAAACCATATTGGCCATATATACAAGAAATTCCAAGGGGAGCTGCTTATTTGGTTATTATTGGCCATTATTATACGATAAATGACATTTTATAGGCTGTTTTAGTGTTAAATATGTAATTTGCCATAGTGTCAGCGGACCTTTTCCCTTAGATAGACACAACAACCTCATTGTGTACATGATTTTAAGCCTCTGAAACACTTGCTATCGTTGAAATTAGTTGTTTTCCATCTTTCTATCCCAAAATTAGTTAATTCAAAATAAGTCAAAAAAAACTGTTTTCGAGGCCACCCGGTCCGCAAAAATCACTTTCCTTTTTCGAGCCTAGCCCCCCCGATCTATGGGGTAGCCTCTCTAAAAAATATACGCAATATTTTTTTTTAAATAAGTCTGTATAGGCTGTTTATGTTGTGGTATAGGTAATTATCTGGTAATTCCGGATAGTTGGGGTTATGGGGATCTGATTTTCTGTAAATTATTTTCTAACAATTGTTTGTTAATATGTAAGATATTGACTTATTTTCGGGAAAAATCAAATGGATATGATGAAATTAGATAGAATACAGGTACAGGCGTTAATAGAGTATCATAGGAAGGAGATACGGGATATAGAGGAGAAGATAAGGGCATTGGAGGGGTATATGGGAGGTGTGAGTGTTGAGGAGGTGGCTGAGGTGCGGGTAAGTGTGAGGCCGGTAGAGGAGATGTTTAATCCGAGGCGGATGGTAATGGATATGTTGGAGAGGGAGTGGAGGTTTTTGAAGACGGTTGATTTTGTGAGGGAGGCTGAGGAGGGGTGGAAGCAGAGGAATACGGTGGAATTTAGGAGGCAGATGTCTAATATGTTGGCGGGATTGAAGGTGGCTGGGAAGTTGGTAAATTATGAGGGGATAGATAGGCTGGAGAGGTATTGGGGGTTACCGGGTTGGTTTGATGCAGAAGATAAACCTTTAGAAAAATATAAAATAATCGATTTTTAGAAATAAAAAAAACACATCTGTGTTGATTGGCGTCGAGCAGATGTGTTTTTAACTTTATTACGGGGAATCCGCTGGTGCGGTGAGTGGCCCTTGACAGTTCGCTCAAAGAGTTCGAGTCTCTTATTCTCCACAAATACTTACCACAAAGGTAAGTAAATTTTTAATATATACAAAATTTACCTACCTTTGTGGTAAGTAATAAAATGGTACTCCTGATAGGAATCGAACCTATATCGCGCATTTCGACAAAAAGCTGCTTTATCCGTTAAGCTACAGGAGCGGTACTTCAAAACACATTTGATCCGGTGTCCAAACTAAATCAAATGTGTTTTTTATTTCACTTTAAATTCTTCCTTACGTAGAATGAATCTAAATAAAAACCCTTTAAAATCAATATTTACATAGCTAATAATATCTAATGTTCTGAGGGGATAAGTACCGAATATTAAGTTGTTTCATAAGTTTTTTTAGTTCGGAGATGTTTCGTATTGTTCCTTGAAAGAAAGTGTCTAAGGATTCATGGATACATCCGTTGTCTATTATAATCTCTTTTGAATCAGTAAAAAAATATAAAAACAAATCTGTTTTTTTTATTGTGAAATTTATTGAATTAGGGCTAGTTGATTGTTTGGTCCATCCGCAGCTTTCGATGTCTTCTCGGTCGAGGTATTTGACTCTGTAATTGTTTATTATATACTCAGGATCTTCGTCTTCGATAATATCACCAAGGAGATATTTATCAATTATTTCTTCTCCCCAAACTAATCTTTCTCCTTTATGAGTGGGATGATCATTGAAATATAGTTTTTCACACTTAAATCCAACATGAAACTCCTCAATTGCGGGGGTATAGTATTCTTTCATTATGCTGCTTTGTATATAGGATTATTAATAATTTTTTTGATGGTAGAGGCGTAGAATTGTCCGCCTTCTTTTGCTTTGAATTGGTTATCGTTAAGGTATTTTGCTATTTTGTTGGGAGCCCATCCATCATTAGATAGGGCGAATATTTTGTCAATAATTTCTTGTTCGGAGGGGTTTGGTACCATTTGTCCGTCTACTATGTTAAATCCTAATATTCTTCTGGTATATGCTTTAAGGTTATCTTTTTTATGGTTCAGGACGGCTTTAATACGTTCTCCGGTGTTATCTCTTTCAAATTGGGCAATGGATATCAGTTGAGTAAATATAAGCTTTCCTATGGCTGTTTTGGTGGTAAATGATGCTCCTCCCATGTCGATGATGTGTAGATCGACGTTTTGTTCATTCCAGGCGGCAACGGTTATGAGGCCGTCAACGGTGTTACGGAAGAGGCGGTCAGGTTTGATGGCTATGATTGTTTTGGCTTCAGTATTTGCCAGTAGGTGATTAGCTTTTTTCCCACCGGGGCGTTTATCGAATTCGGTGAATCCGGAAACATCTTCATCGATGATTATTTCAGTGAGGATGATATTTTGGAATTTGCAATAGCTGTTGATGCGTTCGGTTTGAACGGCTATGGAGTTGGATTGGTCGTCTGTGGAGACGCGGATGTATCCGATTGCTTGTATCATTTCTTACTGATTTTAATTTCGTTAAACGGTGTTTTGATAACAGGAGCCAGGTAAAGAACGCCACCGGTTTTTACCAGGAGTTTCATCTTGTATAGCTTATGCAGGGTCGCTCTGTACACTTCATGGCTAATTCCTAGTTTTTTGGTGACGTATTTGGATAAAGGCTCTACGTTGGTAATTTGGGCATTTTCTGAGAGGGATATGATCTCTGAAAGAACTCTTGCCATAGTAGAGGGCTTTGATTTAATCCCAATAGCTATTATAGCCATCAGGATATTAATGTTCTTGGTTTCTATTGTTTTTGATAATGACTTCATAAATGTTATTTAATTATAACGACAAATGTATAACAAATATTCGTTATAAAAAAATAACGCTTATAAATTATTTGCTAATTTATATTTAAGCATAGCTTCCACTTCGTACTTCATGTATGGGACAGGGATGGCGTAATGGCCTAATAAGTTGTCGGGCGGGAAGAAACGGATGTGTAGGTTGCCTATGGGCCTTCCTGATAGCTGTTGGTACATATAGGCATATATGCTAAGCTGCAGGGAATAATGATTGTAATTGCAGTTCTGTAAATGCGATAGGGGACCGGTCATATATTTACCGTATGGGCATTTAAACTGGATACCTTTTGATTTGTTTGTTTTGTAGTCACTAAGGTCCACTACGGATGTCCGGTGAGATGTTGTCTCGGAAAGGCGATCTGTGGTACCGGCAATCATGAAGGTTTCACTCCAAAGAACTTTCTCCAGGTGGTTTTTGTGATAGTGGGAGTATTCCTTGGCTACGGATACGATCATAGGGCGTAAGTGCTCATCTTCGGGTAGAATGATGGTTGACTTCTCGTAGCGCTCTAATGCGTTGTGTATTTTGTTCCCGTGACGTATGCTATCGTCTTTGGTCTCTTCCCATTCGTCAAGCACTTCTTGTTGGGATATGCCGCGTTTACGAGCGGTAGCCATGGAGATATTTTCCCGATCGAATGGCGGCTTAAACATCTCCAGGAATCTACTCACCGATAAGTACTCACGACCTTTTTTGTCGAAGTACTTATGGGATATAGGCTCTAATTCAACAAAGTCTAATAGTTCCTGTTTCATTTATTTTCCTTTTGAAAGTAATGGAGCTAATGAGAAGTCATCATCTTTTTCAACGATGGTTACTTTTTCTTTCTTTGCTTTTGGAGCTTTAACTTTTTCCGGAAGCTTAGCAAGCTCAGAAAGATCTGTTTCGTGAACTTCGGCCGCTTCTAATGATACTTCATCGAATAAAGACTCTTCGTCTACTTCTTCAGCTATTTCCATTTTGGAAACAACTGCTGGTATTGCTATTGGCCTTGCAATTTCTTTCCCTGTAAATAGTGGTTGAGCTACTTCATTTTCTTCTTCTTCTTCAGAAGTATCCTCTTCCACTTCATCATTATGAATAACGATGGATCCCATCTCTTCCAAAATACGTGTTGCTTCTGCTTTTTTCTCAGAAGGGCTCATGTGTTTTACTGAATCGAAATCGAACTCTTCATTTTTCTTATTGAATTTTAAGATCAATTGTTCATCGGTCATCACTTTGTTTCCGCCCATGTAGGCTTTTGTTTCTGTATATATGCCATTCATAATCTTGCATACGGCGCTGAACTCTTTGTATTCTTCTTCAGAAGTAATTAAAGGTGTTACCAGGTTAATTGATTTTGTGCGATCCAGTACGGACAATTTACCTGTGATTACAAATCCTTTTTCACCATAGGCAACGCCGGTAACTTCCGTGTAGGTTTTGATTGTTTGAAGGTCCACCGCTTCGGTGTATCCGCAAATATCAAGTAGGTGATCTTTTAACCAGGAAAAGCAGTCTTCAAGTTCTTTGTGGATAGGAGCTCTTTTCTTTTTTTGAGTAGGCTCCATGAAAGCACGGTTCTGATTGATATCCGTTTCGATGTATTTGATAAGTAATCCTTTGGTCCCGCCTTCCAACAATTTTACGGATTCAATGTCAATGTTTTTCATATTCTTTTGTCTTTGTTAGTATCGATTAATTTTCCTAGTTTAATTATGTATGATCGTTTTAAAATTATTTCTCTGATTGCGATATCCATGTAATCTTCGCTATTGTCTTTTTTGATTCGGATGAATTCGTTGTTTCTGTGTACGCGTTGTGTTGCTCCGGAATTATACTTAATCCTAACTTCGAGTATTTTGCCATTTAAAATCTGATTAAACCTCTTTCTGTCTACAGTTAGTAGTAAGTACACTACCTTCTCAATTCCGTACATGTTTCTTGCGTTTTAGTTTATACATAGCGGGCTTATTTATAACGAATCCATATTGATCAAGTATTCTGTTAATGGATTTTTGAGATAAAGTGCCCTTTTTATATCGACTTTTATACACATTCATATTAGCTGAAAGTTGATCTCCTTTAAGGGAGAAAATCTCTTGCAAAGCCTCGTCTTCAGTGTACTTTTTCATAATTTCAAAGGTATGGAATTATTGCAAATCTGTTATTACAAAGTTGTTATCTGTTATTAACAAGATATTGTCTGAATGATAATATGAATTATCTTTGTTCTATGGATAGAGTGCCGGCAAGTAAAATCAGGAAGTTGCAGTGGGGGATTATTCCTCAGCTGCCTACTCGGATTATTTCGGTGGGGTCTAAGGGTCCAAGTACCGGATATATTGTATGTGAAATACAGGAGGATAAAAATACTTACTATGACCTGGGGTACATTGAATACCTGGTGTATATTAAGAAAGAAAAGGCTGCAGACGATACAAAAATATTGTGGCAACGTTTTGCTAAGATTCCTGATTCGGTGGAGTATGACCTTGATGGCTCAGAAGAAGTAAATGTGTAGTTCGACTACGATTGTAATTTAATATAATGTAATTCATAATGAAAGTAGCTAAGGATACGTTTTTGATCCATGTTAAGAGCGCAAATAAGTCTACTGGTGTAGTTGGTATTTCTGGCAGCAATCTGGTTGTCGATACTGATTACAATAAGTTCAAACATTCAACTATGGTTGGGAAGATATACGCCCAATCCATCCAGGTAACATCTCAATATTTATACGACACGCCTTTAAATGTAGGTGATGATGTGGTATTTCACCATTTCGTTTGTCAGCCTGATCATAAGATACAGGCGTTTGAGAATGTGTACCGCGCGGAATATTTCCACATATATGCTAAGATTGTTAATGAGATGCTAGAGCCTTTAGAGGACGCTATATTTGTTGAGCCTATAAAGGAGAAGGAAGAGGATTTGTTTTGTGGTCTCATTAAGAAAAAGACTCAGGCGGGTTTGGTTCAACAAAAAGGGATTGTATTTGCCGCTTCGAAGAAAGCCAGAGCCTGGGGAATTCTTCCTGGGGATAAAGTTCACTTTACACGCAATGCTGAGTATGAGATAAAGTTCCTTGAAAAGGATTTGTATCGTATGCGTATCAGAAATATATTGTGTGTGGAACGCAATGGTGAGCTGATTTGTTTACAAAACAAGATATTGGTAAAGGCTATGGATTATGTTCCGGAGCCCGGTCAATTTAAAGATTCGCCCCTTCAGTTGCAGGGTGAAGTTGTTTGCGTGGGTAAGGAGGTCGCTTGCGTGGATGTAGGTGATACGATTAATTACTTTACCTCCATTGCTGGAGGAGTTGATATAAATGGAAGCAAATATTATTTTTTAGAACCAAGACACATAAATTACATCGTATGAAAAAATTAATGAATTTATTTACCAGGCTGGTAGAGGCGTTGGAGAAACAAAATACTATTGCTCAGCAAATAAGACACTCTGTTGAGTTAAATAGAGAGGGCCAGATTACTTTGGGTCAGATTCGATATTTGCTTGATCAGCATGCTTATGCTTTAGCTGTTTCTGTTGGTCAAGCAGAGTATACAGCTTTTCAAAAAAGAATAGAGTTCTTACAAGAAAAAAAACGATTAGGGCATAAATTAACAAATGCTGAAATTGGGGATATTGAAACGTTTTCAAGCATTTTACAGAGAAAATATGCTAATGCTGATCGTCAAAAAGAAGATAAAAAAAAGGAAAGTGGAGAACAAGAAGCATTAAGAAAAGCTTTTAATAAAGAAAGGGGTGATGCATGTTAAAAGTAAGACCAATTTTAGATCGTGTGATCATTAAGCAGGATGAGGCTGCAACGAATGTAGGAGCTTTTGTTATTCCGGATTCTGCCAGGGAGAAACCAAGACAGGGAGAGGTAGTTGCTGTCGGTCCAGGGGCTATGAAGTTTGATGGTGGACGTATTCCAATGATGACTAAGGTGGGGGATAAAGTTATTTATGCTGAGTTTGCCGGTGCTGAGGTTGTTATTGAAGGAGAGAGATACATTGTTATTGAAGAAAATAAAATTTTACTTATACTATAATCAAATTTAATATGGCAAAAGAAATATTTTTTAATGATGAAGCGAAGCAATTGTTGCAAGCTGGGATGAATGAAGTGGCGGATGCTGTAGGTAGTACTATGGGCGCATGTGGTAAAACCGTTATTATAAGCAACCATTATAACTTAGAGCCTATCGCTACTAAGGATGGGGTTACGGTAGCATCGTGCATTATTTTGAAGGATCCGATTAAAAATATTGGTGCTAGGTTGATCCGGAATGCATCAGAAGCTACTTATAAAGCAGCAGGTGATGGGACCACTCAGACGGCGGTACTCGCTCAGTCCTTAATTAATAATGGCTTGGCAGCGGTAAAGGCCGGTAAAAGTCCTCAGCAGATAAAAGCCGGTATGGATAAAGCCGTTGATTGTGTGATTTCTTCTTTAAAAGAGATTTCTAAACCGGTAAATGATAATGAAACAATAAAGAACATTGCTACTATCTCCGCAAACAATGATGAGAAGATAGGTAGTTTGATTGCTGAGGCTTACAGTAAAATTGGGCATCAAGGATTAATGTTGATAGAGGCGAATAATACTGTTGAAACTGTAATCGAAGTTGTTGCAGGAGTTGAAATTCCAAGAGGATTTATTTCTCCTGAGTTTGTAAATGATCAAGCAAAACAGCGTGTGGTATATGAGAATCCGTTGTTTCTTATAGCGGACTATAATATTGCTCGTATGGATGAGATGCTGCCTTTGCTTAATGAGTTAAGTGACAGCGGTAAATTAAAGGACCATCCGTTAGTTGTAATTGCTTCTGATTTCGAGGGTGAAGCTTTTAGCTCAATGCTACAAAATCATAGATTGGGCCACATAAAAACCTGTCTTGTAAAGGCTCCTTCAACTTATAGAAGAGAATCGTTAGATGATATGTGCGTTGTTACGGGCGCTACTATGGTTTGTGATGAAAATGGCTTGAAAGTTCAAAATGCAACGTTCGCTCATCTGGGGACTTGTGAAAAAGTGATTATTACTGAAAACTCTACTACGTTTATTGGCGGATCTGGAGATAAAGATAAGCTTGAGAAGCATAAGAATGCGATTAAAGTGCAGCATGACGACATGAAAGATGAGGATCTTAAGAAGGTTTGGGATATCCGTTTAGCTCGTATCTCTGGAAGTATATGCATTATTAAAGTTGGCGGTTCTACGGATGTAGAAGTAAAGGAGAGAAAAGATCGTGTAGATGATGCCTGTCGCGCGGTGAAGTCTTCTATTGAAGAGGGCGTTGTAATTGGTGGCGGAATAGCTTTATTGATGTGTGAACAAAATTTACATAGCTTAAAGATGGAAGGTGATGAACAGGTCGGAGTTGGATTAGTTATATCGGCTTTGCAAGCGCCTATAATAAAGATGTTATCGAATGCCGGGCTCAATCACAGTGATGTTTTAAATAATTTGTATACTTTGTTTAAAACAGTTAAATCTCCTGTTGGATATAATGTTAAAACGAATAAAATTGAAGACTTGTTTCAATCTGGTGTAATTGATCCAACAAAGGTTGTTCGTTGTGCTATTCAGAACGCTGCCAGCGTAGCTACTTATGCTATCACCACTGACTGCTTGGTAGTTGAAATGCCAGCTTAGAAATTAAAATACGTGCTTATTTAGAATCATTCCAAATAAGCACGTATATTTGTATAAGATAATCCTAAAATCTTATACAAAATGGCAGTAACACGCGCATCTAAACTTATTTCGTTAACGGACGATGCTACGGCTTCGGCGTTTGCGGTATCCCTAAGAAAAATAATTCAGGTAGTACCTTCTTCCAGTAAATCAATTGTGACTTATATTGACCAAGACGGGTCGAAAAAAGTGCGCCTATGCTCTGAAGCGGCTACTGCTATTGCAACAGCTTCTTTAAGTAATGATGTTGCTACTCTTCAATTGATTACATTGATGGATGGAAGTACAGTATATGTTAACAATGACCGTGTTGTCTTTGTTGATACTACTGCCTCTAGCACTGCTCTTCTTCGTCTAGATATGGGAGACAGAACGACTAAGCGTTATGAGTTTTCTCTTCCGACTGCAGCGAATTTCAAAACTGCTACCGACAATCTTATTGGGGTTACAACTATTGCTACTGAAAGCCGCCCAGCGGTTCTTCGATATATCAACAATTATTACATTGATCAAGCTGCTACTATTAGTGGTGGATGTGAAGTGTTGTACGATACAAATCGTACTTCTGAGTTTCATAAGCTGAATATCAATATTTCGCTTGCTGCGCTAAAAACGCTTGTAAACGCTTTATAAGCTGCTGTGCTTTGTTTTGAGGTGATGGTGTAAAAGCTGTCACCTTTATTTTAATACAATATAATTTAATATAATTTCATGGAAAGACCTGTCATTAAAGATAAGAACGCGCTCGCGTATGTGGAATATCTTGAGTCACAATTGGCAGATATTAAATCCTCCCCTTATGTAGATAGCTATGAAGCACTTAAAAAGGTTGTAGATAGCTGGAACAAAAAAATAAAAGACCTTACTGAAATTGATACTGATTCTGCTGATGCGAAGGCGATCATAAAATATTTATCAGTACAGAAAACTTATTTAGAGCAGCTTGAATATTTTAAAAGCAAAATGTCCCCGGATGACCGGAAGGCTATAGAGAAGAAAATGCGTGAATCTGCTGGAATTGCTGAGAGGATGGCTTTAGAAGAGAGAGATGGCAAAGATAGAGGAACTGTTTGAGGGTTTAGTATTCACTATCCCGGACCCTCCAAAGAAAAATTCGGAAATTTTATACTCTAACCTTTCAAAAAAAGATCAGAGATGGAAGCGTTCGCCTCTGCCGGATAACTTTATTTCATGGTCAAAGGAGAAACAGGATGCATTTGCTTTTGAAGAAAACCGTAAATGCAAGGAGGGTATATTTTTTTACAATTACGGTGAAGTAGTTTATATTACAGGCGATCATTATTTTTATTTACAATGGTTTAAAATTGATGGCGGCTATCCGGATTACCGAGATAGGGATAGGCGCTGGTATTACCATTGGTTTCTGTGTGATAATGATATTGATTGCCTTGGGCAGGATTATGGAAAATTGCGCCGGGATGGATATTCCTTCCGTGTCGATGCTATTATTTTAAATCGGGCAAGGAAAACATTTGACTCTAATTATGGTATTGTTTCTAAGACAGGAGATGATGCAAAGGAGATGTTTCAGAAACTTGTTCATGGGTTTGTCTCCTTACCTTACTTCTTTAAACCTCAAGTTGAATCAGGCGAACAGCCAAAGAAAGAACTTATTTTTAGGACTCCTCAAAAGAGAATTACTCATAAAAATAGATTTATTGCGGAGGAGCTTTCCTTAAATACAAAAACTTCGTGGACGGCTACAACTGAAAATGCGTTTGATGGTACTAAGCAGAAAATTATAGCTGCTGATGAAGCCGGTAAATGGACCGATGTAAACGTAGAGAAGTGGTTCAATATCGCTAAGACCTGCGTTATGCTTGGTGGTAAAATCATTGGGAAGATTCTTTTTGGTTCTACTGTGAATGAATCAACAAAAGGTGGGGATAAGTTTAAATCTATTTGGGATAAGTCGTGTGTAAATGAAAAAACTGCAAACGGAAGGACGTTAAGCGGGCTATGGCGATATTTTGTCCCGGCATATGATGGACTTGAAGGGTTTATTGATGAGTATGGTCGGTCTGTAATTGACACACCGGAATCTCCTATAATGGGGATTGATGGTCATTGGATTAAAATAGGAGCTAAGCCGTATTTGGAAGCTGAAAGAGCTGCTAAATATGATTCAGGAGATATCGTTGGTTATTACGAAGAGATTCGTCAGCGTCCATTTACAGTGGATGAGATGTTTAGGGATCCTGCCAACGAACAAACTCAATTCGATCTTGATAAAATATATCAGCAAATTAATCACAATGATTCTGTAAGTGAAAATCCATTGCGTAGAGGCAATTTTGTTTGGAAAAATGCGGTACCAGATAGCGAAGTCGTTTTCCAGGAAGATAATAATGGTAAGTGGCTTGTTTCCTGGTTTCCTAAAGTAGAAGACAGGAATAAACATGTGGTGAAGTTTGGAAAGAAAGCCCCGGCCAATACGCATGATGGTCTTTTCTCAGTCGATCCCTTTGATCATAGATATGTGAGTGGTGGGAAACAGTCAAAAGCGGCTTCCCACGGAATTCATAAATATTCTTTTAACGACCCTAACGTCTCAAATACGTTTATTTCTCAGTATTGGGGCCGTCCTAAAGATCCAGCGGTGTTTTATGAAGATATGTTGATGCAGTGCGTGTTTTATGGGTGGGAGATATTGGGAGAGTCCAATAAGCCTGGTTGTATTAATCATTTCCGGAATAGAGGATACGACAATTATTTAATGCGTAGGCCCGCATTTACTCACAATGAACATTCAGAGAAAAAACAAGAAGAAGTTTGGATTCCTAATACAGGAACAATTGATAAAGGCATCCGGAGAATGCTTGTGGAGCATATGCAGTCGTACGTGTACCAATACATAGGTAATAATTCTGTTACTGGCATAATGGGTAATTGCAAGTTTAATGATACCCTGCATGATCTGGTTAAGTTTGACATAGAAAAGTGGACCGATTACGATTTAACTGTATCTGCCATGTATGCAGTGTTGGGATTAAACACATATCAGCCTAAAAAGCTTGCGCGTAAGACAATTAAATTATTTGAGATTTATGATACTACTGGAGTACGAAGTGTTCTCATAGTTCCTAAAAAGAAGCCATTATCTTAATTATTTGTTCCTTATTTAGAATCATTCTAAATAATTAGCTATTTTTGTGTAAACAAACATTAACATGGCTGAAAATACGTCAAGTGCTCCATTCCCAGACATTTTAGCGCCGAAAGAAAAAAAAGCAACTAAAGAGTATGGATTAGCCTATGCAAGGGCTATTTGGAATGAACGTATTTTAAATCAAGATACCTACAACGAAACCCGAAGAGTTTTCTTAAAGAATAGAGAGTATGCAGAAGGTATGCTGTCTATTCAGAATGTGAAGGATCGTAAAGGTATCACAGATACATCCTATCTTAATTTAGATTTTCGCCCTGTTAATATAATTGCTACCACTATAGATAATATTGTTGGTAAGCTGTGTAAGCTTGACTATAAAGCCGTTTGTACTCCACTTGATGCCGAATCAAAGAATGAGCGAGATGAATACCGGAATAAACTTCGGGCGGCACGTTTCCTTAAAAAGTTTTCTGATCAGATAGAACCTCTTACCGGTATGCCATTGGTTGAAAAAGGAATGAAGATTCCGGAAACCGATGAGGAGGAAGAGATTTTTATGCAGATGAATTTCAAGTTTGCTTCTGCAGTGGCTATGGAGGCCGCTTTTAGTTTTGTTCACACAAGCAATTTATTCCCAGTTGTAAAGGAAAGGATATTAAGAGATTTACTTGAGAATAAAGTCGCTGCATTGCGGACATATTATGATGAAGATTATAATATTAAGTATGAGCGTGTGGATTTCCTCGATTTAATTATCCCTTATTCAAATAAAGAAGATTTTAGTGATATTAATCAGTTTGGTCAAATTAAATATCTGACCATCGGAGATATTGCAAATATGGGCAAGTTTACTGATGATGAGCTTTTTCATATTGCAAAGTTAAATGCTGGGCGTAATAACAACACGAAGGATTGGCAGTGGGGAAATAATTATGGTGACTCTACCTATTTCAAACCTAACGTTATGCCAGGGTATTATAGTTTTAAAATCACTGTAATGGATTTTGAATTTCTTGGTTTAGATAGGGAAGTTCGTGAATTTAAGATCGTAAAAAACAAGAGGAAGTATATAAATAACATTCCTGAATCCAAGATTGGTTCGGTGACTGGGGAGGTTATTTCTAAGCAGTGGCAAAATAGGTATGAGGGAAGTTGGATTGTTGGTACTGATTATCTGATCAAGTATGAGAAGACAAAGAACATGCCTCGTGAACGGATCCAAGGGTCCTATTCCCCAAAAACAACATTGTCATTAAACATCATTTCTCCGAATATATTCAACATGAAGAATAAGTCTCATGTGGAGAGAATGATTCCGCATGAAGATCAAATCAATTTGGCTCATTTAGCATTTCAGACGTTTTTAATAAAAGCAAAACCTCCGGGTGTTGCTGTGGATATACAAGGCTTATTAGATGCTGCTAAGGGTCTTGGTGAGACTATGAAGCCGTTAGATGTTCTGAAGATATATGAAGCTACTGGTAACTTGGTTTACAGTAGTATTGGTGAGGATGGAACAGTAATTAACAGTAAGGTTATTACAGAGCTTCGTGGTGGCGTTGGTGATGCTATAAAGGAATTTATTGGTGTTTATCAATTTGAAAGAAATTTAATAAATGAAGTAATTGGCTACAATAGCGTAGTGGATGGTAGTTCACCTCAGCCTGATGTTGGCCTTGGTCAGCAAAAGAATGCGATAGAAGCGACTAACAATTCATTGTCTCCAATATTTAATGCCCACTTACGGCTTGTGAATAATGCAAACAAGCGGACAGCCTTGATGATACAGGATTGTATTGAGCATAACAATGAGTCTTTCATGACTGCTATTGGTCAGCATTCTACCGAAGTCCTTGAAATGGGGATGAAGCTGGCATATGTTCAGATGGGGATTGATATTGAGTTATTGCCGACAGATGAAGATAAGTTATTAATAAATCAACAGATTCAATTAGGACAACAATCTAATCCTCCTTTATTGACTCCTTCCGATGTGATCCGAATTAACCAGGTTATGAAAACAAATACAAAGCTTGCCGGTCAGCTGCTTGTGTATTTGGAAGAAAAGAATCGGAAAACTCGTGCGGAAGAATCTGCAGCTCTTCAAAAACAAAACGGAGATATTCAGGTGCAATCTGCTCAAGCAGCTACACAAGGTCAAATCCAGGCTGATGCTGAAATGACTAAAAATAAAGCAAGTCTTATTCAATTAGAAGGTCAACTTAAATCTCAGTTATCTGCTCAGGAATTCGAGCAAGAGAAGCAACTTCTGGGCTTACAAGGGCAGATAAATAATGCGGCAGTAATGGCTAATAATCAGACTAAGGTTGTTGTTCAGAGTTTAGCGAATGAAGGTAAATTAAAAGAGCAAGAGTCAGCTCAGGAGCATGAGCGCGAAATCGCAGAAAAAGAGCATGATCAAGCTATTGAGCAAGAGGCTTTCAAGGCTTTGGTTACTCCTAAAAAAGAACCATCCAAAAAATAATTTAATGCTTATTTAGAATCATTCTAAATAACGTTGTACATTTGTAATAATTAAATATAATATAATCTAATGGAACCAGGACAACAGATATCAGCGGATGAGATGGCAGCTATGCGACAAGCGGCAGCAAATCCTCCAGCACAAGTCGTAGAAGAACCGGTGGTAACACCAGAGCCTGTAGCAGCCGAGCCAGTTGTGCCAGCTGTAGCAGATGATAATAATGCAACGCCGCCTGTGGCTCCAGTAGTTCCAGCGGCAGCTCCGGAACAGGTTGCAGAGAAGCCAAAGTCTTTTGAAGAACTATTGGCAGAACGGACAAAAGGAAAATTTAATAAATGGGAAGATGTTGAGCCCATTATTAATGCACCAAAAGATGAATTCGTAGATGATGAAGTACGTCACTGGAATGAATTGAAGAAGAAAGGTGTTAAGCTCGACAAGCAGTTCTTTGAATTACAGAATTTAGATGTTGAAGGATTGAAAGATCCTAAAGCAATATTGATACAGACAATGAAGCTGAAGGGGGAGAATCTTTCTGACAGAGCATTGAATGTTCAACTTGAAAAAAAATATGGTATCAGTGCATGGATAGATAAGGAAGATCATGAACTAACTGATGAAGATGCAGCCAATAAAGAGATTTTTGTTCGTGATGCGAAGAATGATCTAGAATGGTTACGCAGTTTCAAAAAGGAAAGAACATTTGTTCCTGAGCAGGATCCTGAAGCAGTAATTGCAGCCAAAGCTAAACAAGACGCTTGGCAGGCAAACTGGGAGAAATTCGTTGATGGCGAACTGGCTCCAAAGGCGACTAGTTTATCTGTGATAGTTGATCCAGAAACGAAAGATTCATTTGAATACAAAGTTTCCGAAGCCGATCGCAAGGAAGTGAGTGACATAATGAAGCTTTTACCTCGTGATATAAATGCAATATTCAGCCGGTTTATTGAACCTGGCGAGAATGGAACACCGCAAATTAATCATGCGAAAGTACAAAGAATGCTTTTGAGAGATAGAGCATTTGACCAGGCGGTAGCGAATGCCAAAAAGGATGGAATAGCTGAAGGCGCGAAAAAAGAAATTGAAACTTTAAAAAACACAAATTTTACGCCAGCGAGTAGTGTGGTAGTAGCGGCAGCAGAACCTGAAAGTGAGGAAGAAGCAAGAGCTGCAGCTTTAAGAAAGCAGGGTAGGGTTTACTAACATCTTTCGGTATAGAGGTCAACCGAGTATAAAACATGTCATTTAACAAACCGTCAGCAGTACAAGTAGCTACTGCAACAAACTGGATTACATCCGGATCTTTATACAATATGTTGAAACCTGAGAATGATCCTACCGAAGCAAAGGTTTGGGGAACTCAAGATTTAACTGGCCTTATCGAAATGATGGGCGGAGTAAATTATGTATCAAATCCTGCTTATCGTCACTTTGAAGAGGATCGTATCCATCAAATTGTGATTGCGACAGGCACAGGAACAGGTGTTGTAGGTGCTACAATCACTTATACTGAGGATTCAACCAATTATATTGCGAGTTTCCCATCAGCAGCGGCAGAGCCGTATGTTGCTACAGGAACTCAAGTTAACTTGTTATCAGTTCGTCTGAATGACATTTTGATTTTCCCAGGAACAGGAGCACAAGGTCTTGTAACTGCAGTTAACGTTGGAGCTCATACTTTTGATGTTACAAGCACAAATGGTATTGCATTGCCAACAACTACATCCACTAGCGAAATCATTAACGTTGGTCCAACAGTGGGTGAGGGTAAAGATCAACCAACCTCTTTCAACTTCCGTGAAAACATCTATTACAACACGACTGAAACTGTAAATGATTCTCATGAATCTACAGGTCGTTCAATGGGTGAAAAAACATGGGTGACTTACCCTTACAAAGGACAAGAGAAAGCTGCTTGGTATTTCAAAGGTCAATCTGGAACATTTAAACGTTTCCGTAATCACCGTGAAATGAAAATGATCGCTGGTAACCGTATCGTGAGTGCAACCGGTATTAATGCTTATGATGCAACTGTAACAAGAACTGAAGGTTTAATTCCATTCTGTACTTCTTACAATGCTCAAACAACATTTACCATCACCTCTGGTCTTACTTTGGATGACTGGCAAGCAATTTACACTGATGTTCTTGACAAAAATGCTGGAGCGTCAGAGTATTCTGTGTTAACAGCTATTCAAAACAGACGCGCGATTGATTCATTCATCCGTGATGAAATGAAACAGGGTGGTGTTCAGTATGGTGCATTTACTGGTGGACAAAAACAAGCTGTAAACTTCGGTTTCGATTCGTTCCAAACACTTGGTTATACAAGCCATTTAAAAACATACCAACCATTTAATGATCCAACTATGTTGGGTGCAAATGGTCACCAATACAGAAACTTAACTCTGTTCATTCCAATGAGCAAAGATATGTTTGCTATCGGTGAAGAGAAAAGAAAAGTAGAAGTTCCTTCTATGCGTATTAACTACTTGGCAAACGAAGGCTATAGCCGTGAGTGGGAAGAGTGGTTAACAGGTGGTACTAATGGTGTTTATACAAACACTGTTGATACTTTGAAACTTAACTTCCGTAGTGAATTTGGTTTTGAAGGATTTGGTGCAAACCGTTTCACTTCTTTAAAAGGAGTATAGTGGATTGAAAGGAGCAAGCCTAAAAACTTGCTCCTTTATTTTAACAATATAATTTAATTTAATAAAATAAAATATGAGTTTACAACTGCAAAAGGGGTCTTTCGAAGACTTCAAAAAGGGAGGCGACCTCTCCGGAATGGTGTTCACCTTCCGTATATTAAATTCCAATTTAAGTCCAACAATGCATTCGAGTGATGGCCAGCCGTTAAAAAGCAGGGCACTTGATCGTATTGAAGCATTCGATATCATTCGTGAGAAACTGAAGGATGGAAGAACTGTTGTTCGTACTATTCGTTACATAGAGGGCGAACCAAGCATTTACAAGGATGAGCAATCTCCGGATAAAGATATTCCAAAGAAAAAACATTATTTGACATTCCCAAAAGGCGTTAAAATTGTTTCTGGTGCTGATAGTCAGCTTTTACAATTTATGATGTTGACTAACTACAATGCGAGCAATCCTGATCGTATTGTTAACGACACCACACCGGCACTATTTGAGCTTGTTGATACAAGAAAGATTATCGCTCAAAATATGGCAAAAGATGAGCTTATAGAAGATGCTAGGTACTTCTGTAGAAAAGGGGACTGGGCTGAGGTAAAGGCTTATGCTCGTGTCCTTAATGTTCCTCTTCATGCGGATCCTGCAGAAATTCGTTGGCATCTTAGAAGTATTGCTGAGAAGGATCCTGGAAAGTTTATGGCAGGATTAAAAGATCCTTTGATGCGTAAAAAGCATTATGTTCTTGAAGGAATTGATGAAGGATATTTGATTTTAAATAAGCAAAATAATTCAATTGCTTGGGCTAATAATCCGTATGAACCGCTTGATGTAGCTGGAATGGATAAAGATGTAGTCGATTCTCTTGTTCGTAAATTCACTACTGAAACCGGTCGCTTACATTATGAAGCGCTTCTTGATTTATTGAAGCCTGTAGATAACAAAAACTTTAATTTACCTCCTCCAACATCTGAAGATTTAGCTGAAATTAAAGCTACTGCTAAGCCAGTGCCCGGTATATGGGCTGCAGAAGAATCTGATGAAGAGCTAACTGCTTTTGTGGATGAGGCTGTTTTGAGGAACATTGTGGTATTTAAAAAGCCTATGTGGTATGTTTATCAAGGGGAGAATTATCAGAAGAAAGAAGGGCTTGTTACAGCGCTAAAAAGTGAAGAACAATTACTTGGGTCTTTGAAGAAAGATTTACTGAAAAGCAGAGAAGCACAATAGTTTGGAAGCCCCATCAATAAAAGGTGGGGCTTTTTATTTATTCCTTATTTAGAATCATTCTAAATAATTGCGTATTTTTGATAAAAATATACTTCTATGCCATCAATCACAGGACTTAACGTAGGGTTTTATATCAATTATGGTGGCGTGTCTGCCCCATGTATAATTCTTCAAGATACAACCGATTATTCGACTCAAGGTATTGCTGATAGAAATACTTTAAATGGAAATTTGAAAATAACGGCTCCAAGTGGTGTTGTTATTCATGAAAATACAGACTTTTCTGATGGTGGTTGTGATATGCCTGGAGCTAATTTCCCACCGGTATCAGATCTGTTTCTTCCACTAACAAGTAGTGGTTTGGTTCAGCCTGGTGTTTATGTTATTGATTACAAGGTTTTCAATAAAATTACTTCTGATTATTATACTTTCCAACGGTCTATTAGTTTTACTTATATAAAGCCAACTCTTGATGTTGATGTGACTGTTGATTATGATTTGGATCTTTTTACTTCAGATGATAAAACGGTATATGTTGTTGATGGGATAACTCCGGTGATTTCATCTTACGCGCATAATCTTTATTATCCGCATGGTTCTGCGGGAGATGGTAGTCCTATTTTGACTGGCGATTTAATTATAAAGACTTCTACATTTTATCCTGGTACACAATCAACTACAGTAAGAGCTACATGTGTTTGGACTTATGATAGTACTGCTGGGAATACTTTTGATGTGCTTGACACTGTTAGCGGAACTATTGATACAGTTGTTAGTACTAACGATTTATGCTCATATTACTGCTGCCTAAGAAAGTTAAATACAAAGATTGAAAATGCTCGTTGTCACAATCATAAAAGCTTACAAAGCCTTCTTGATCAGGCGGCTCAAGTATCTCTTTTAATTAATCTTATAAGTGTTGCTAAAACGTGTGGGTATACTAATGATATACCTGAGTATTTAAGTCAGATTAAGTCTGTATTAGGCTGTTCTGATGGTTGTGACGATTGTAATTAAAACTTAGATCATGCCTGTTAATATAAACACTTTTAAATTGTTTGTTGATTTCGTAGCAAATAAAGCTCAGGTAGGAGGGATGGTGCAACCGTCTCAATTTAATGACTTGGCTAATCGAGCTCAAATGCAGTTGTATGAAAAAGATTTTGAAACGTTTTTGCAGTCAGAGCAGATTAGTAATTTCCTTCGAACATTTTTAAAGAATAAGATCGCCTCTGTTCCTACTGATGGTGTATATGAAACCCCTGCCGATGAACAGCATATAAGTTCGATTCGTCATTATTATGTAAGAGAGACAGGCAAAGGGTTTAATGTTGAAGTAAAGAAAATGAAGAATGTTGCTTGGACAGATGTTCAGTCTCCGGGGTTACATGAAGCTACTTTACGCTTCCCAAAATATGAAGAGTTTGGGACCGTCCTAAAATTTATGCCTCGTAATATTGGATTAATTGAGATTGATTATTTCCGTTTGCCTGTAAAGCCAGTTTGGAATTTTATTACAATCAGTGGAAGACCGGTTTATAATGCTCCAACAAGTACAGACTTTGAGTGGAATGAATTTTCTATGAATAGTGTAGCTGCTAATTATCTGGCTTTAATTGGTGTGAATTTAAAGGATCGTGAGCTTACTCAGTTTGCGGAGATGTATAAACAACAAACTAATTCTGTGTTGTAATGGAGATGACGTTGTTTAAAATAGCAGAGAAGTGTAAGTATCGCCTGGCTAGTGGAGATGTTCAATCTCTCTTGGCTTCGGTGATCGATGTATATGCTACTGTTGTAAAAAATGAATGGTATGAAAACCGTGCAGATGGAATTAATGAAGTTGATGGTGTTTTCATTTATTCGTTTGGTAAAGATCCAAAATTAACTGCCACAAAAGATTCTGATTTGAATATGTACTATGTTACGATTCCAAGTTCTTATTTGCGTTTACCGCATGAGATGGGAATCAACTTGGTTTGTTGCTTAGGATATCCTGACGCTCCATTTGTTCGTGTTGGAGGCGGAAGTCTTGGGATGTGGCTTGGGTTAAAATCTGCGGTGTTAGGTGGATCACAAACGTACTACGTGGAAAATAATAAGATGTTTTTCCCGAAAATGAAAGAGGCTCATAATATTTATTTGAAGCTTGCTATTGCTTTTGATTACGAAGGAATAGACATAGATGAAACATTAAACATCCCTCCAAATGTTGTTGATAAAATTGTTGATTTAGTAGTTGCTAAATATCAACCAAAACCTCCGGTGGATACTAAAATTCTTGTGTAATGGGATATACTCTGACGCAAATAGTAAATGAGCTAATGATAGAGATGGGGGAAGGTCAAACAAATAAGTTTGCCAGATTCTACCAACTTGGCGTTGCAGCTCTTCGTGAATTTAATTTAGACACAACTGGGGTTCCCAAACCAATTGTATTGGATATCAATGATGACGATACAGCGGATCTTCCTTTGGATTATTTGCAGTATATCCGGATAGGTATCTGTGTTAATGGCGAAATTATTTGTTTAGGGCGTAATGATGCATTATGCATTAATAAGTTATATGACAACTGTAATGATTCAGTTGCTCATCCTACCGTTACGCAATTTGGATATCCTAATGGTTATTTGAGTGGTTATCCATACGGAAGACCTAATTATAGAAATGGAGAGTTCCAGGGTGGATTGTTTGGTATCGGTGCTGACAATAATTGCTTGGGTTATTACCGAATAAATAAAGAAACAAATCAAATTGTTTTTTCTCAGCTAACGTGTAGGCGTGAGGCTATAATTATGGAATACATGTCTGATATTGATTCTATAAATGAGGATTTTGAAGTTCATCCTTTTTGCATAGCTGCTTTGAAGGATTATATTTTTTGGAAAGTAAAACAAAGAAGTTCTAAGCCACTAGGTGAACAGCAAATGGCTAATAGAGATTATATTAATTCAAGCAGATTGATGAGGATGCGGTTTGCATCAGCAACTAAAGAGGAATGGATTAGTGCGTTCCGGTCTGGAATAAAAGCTTCACCTAAGTTATAGACTATGCAGCAGAAACACAACTTTTTTGATGGAATGGACTCGGATTCTGTTTCTGAACTCATGCCGGAAGGTAGAGATCGTTATAGGTTGAATGTTCGCGCATTTTCTGCAACTACTGGTAATGTAGGGGCCATTGAAACTATCAATGGAAATACATTGGTTTCTTTTACACTTCCTGCAGGTGGTAACTTTGTAATTGGGGCAAAGGAGTATACAATCCAAAAAAAACTTTATTATTTCGTTTATAACACTTTAGGCGATCATTCCATCTTGGAGTTTGATTCTGCATTTAATACTATTGCTTATGTTTTATCCGGCTCCTTTTTAAATTTTAGCCTTGAATTTCTTATTACCGGCATAAACATTATTGAACTTGATGTTGATAATCATTTATTGTATTGGACCGATAACAATGAAGAGCCTAAGAAAGTTAATGTCGAGAAGGGCAAATATTTTATGCTTGGTGACTTCGTTAGGGGTTACGCTTCTCCTTTTAATCCTGAGAATATTTTTAGAATAAAACAGCCTCATTTGTTATCTCCTATTGCGGAGTATGGGGATGATCCTGATGTGCTTATAAATAGGCTTACTGAAAAACTTTTTCAGTTTAAGGTTCAGTATGTATACGACGACAAAGAAGTTTCTTCTTGGAGCCCATATAGTGCAACTGCATATCCTTTGTCGTCTGATACAGATGGGAAGAACAATAAAATATCTATTACTCTTAAAACAGGAATTGATATTGTTGATCGGATTCGTATCGCTGCGAAAGTAAGTACATCCTCTACCTTTTTCTTAATTGCTGATTTAAATAAAAAGGATTTAAACATTCTAAGCAATTCAGATTATGTATATGATTTTTATAATGATGGTAACTATTCAAACCTTGAGGTTAATGAGAGCATAAAGCTATATGATAATGTTCCTATTAAATCTCAGTCACAAGAGATTATAAAGGGGAACAGGGTTACTGATGGAGATATAACCGAAGGGTTTGATTTGACGCCAATTGATTTGGAATTGAATTACACTTTGAATCAATCTGCTTCTACTGGATTTTATGTGGATAGCATAAGAATAAATCATAACGGTCTTTATGACTTTACTTTTTTTAGAGTTCCAACTGTAACTATCGTAGGTGATGGTACCGGGGCAACTGCTGAGGTTACTGGAATGGTTGTGGGTAACTTTAAAATTAAGGATGAGGGATTTGGTCATATTGGAAGTACTCAGCTCACTTTTTCTAATGCAGGACAAGACTCCTCTGCTGCAGCTCATGTTGATTTTGATGTATATGGCCGTGCGGATTCTGTTGTTTTAGATAATGGTGGTCACGGATATAAATATGGGCCAATAGTATCAATGCAAGGATCAAGTCTTTCTGAGGCTTCTATTGTTGCATTGATGGCGATAACAGAAATAACGGTTACTAATCCTGGATCTGGATATACACATGCAAGTGTGGTTATTACAAATTACAATAGCCAAGAAGAGGCTATAGAAACTTCGGTAAAGCTTTCTGGAGAAAAAATAACGCCGGTAAATTCTTATAAAAGAGGAGGGGCCTGGACTGAAGGGATTGTTTATTATGATCATGGGAATAGAAGCAGTGTTGCCAATATAAATCAGGGAGATTTTAATAAGATTCAGGCAAATGGAAGATATGGTTCTCATTTGTTTATTCCATTTTATACAGAGCCAAATCCTTTGGGGGCAGCACAGCTTTCATTTGATATGAAGGTTGATGGGGTTAATATTGTAAATGCAGGGTCTGGTTATACTGGGGCAACGACATTTACATTTTCTGGAGGGACCCCCTCAGTTCCTGCTACTGCAACGCCTATTATTGGTGCCGGCAAAGTTACGGAATTGATTCAGGCAAATATTGGTGCTGGATATACTCCTGATGGATTATATACTGTGAATTTAAGCGGTGGTACCGGCTCTGGAGCAACGGCTAAAATAGTAATTACTTCAGGCGCTGTTGATTCTTTTTATATTATAAATCAAGGAACAGGATATTTGGAAACGGATATCCTCACTGTGAGTACGGTTGGCGCATCTCCTGCTTTGGGTGGGCCTACCACTCCAGCTACTTTTACTTTAAAAACAGATTATCAAAAAATAATAGGGGCAACTATAACTGATCAGGGAAGCGGATACGATTCAGCTCCTACGATAACTGTATTTGATTCAGGTGGAGGTTCCGGGGCGATAATTAAACCAACATTTAAAGTTGATACAGTTACAATTGTGTATGGTAGTAGCGATTATGTTTCTCCACCTACGGCATCTTTTGTGGGAGGCAATCCTGCAGTGGCGGCTACGTTAATAACAACTATTAGTAGTGGTGTTGTTACATCGACAACTATAACCGGTGCGGGAGTAGGCTATAATAGTTTTCCTGAGTTGCGGGTTGAAGGTCGTGTTTATGGTGGAAGTTATCCGACAGTTGATTGGGCTATTTATAATGAGCCGCCATCATGGGCTACTCATTATCAAATTGTAAGAACGCAAAATACTGTAAGCAGCAGATATCTTCAGTTTGCTATTGATTCTATTGAGTATCTGGATAGAAATGGAAACGTAAGGGTGTATGGTGATAGTGAGATTAATCAAATGAGAATTAGTTTAGCGAACTTGCCATTTTTTCAGACAGAAAATCCTGGAACAATTATTAAATATGATTTTGTAAAAGGTGATAGGGTTCGATTTAAGTGTGGCGTAAATCAAAAGGTGTATGATAGTTATTATGATTGGGAGATAGGATATTACACTACAGCGGATCAAAGAATAGGAGTTAAATTTCCTCCAGGTGTGTATCCGAATATTCCGGATTTTGAAGCAGGTGCAATAATTGAAATTTATGCTCCTAAATTAAATGTTGCCGAAACGGAAACTTTAATATATGAAATAGCTTGCGGTAATGATGTGTTGTTTGACGCTGTAAGTGGTAAGTATTATCATAAAGGAGATATTGAAGATCAGAGTTATTGGTCATTTACTTCGTCTTCTGATTCGGGAGGTTTTGTTCGATTAAGTTCTGGTGCGACACACGGATTAAGTGCCGGTGATAAGATCAGAGTTCAGCAGGATACGGGTTTTACGAATGCGGATTATAATACCTATGCTACTGTAACCACTGTTGTAAATGCAACAACAATAGATACGACCCTTGTGTTTGGCTCGCCGGTTCCTGCGCAAACGGGTGTTGTAACGGCTCCTGCAGCAGGAATCTTCCAAGGTGGTGATACGTTTTATAAGAACAGAGCAATGGTGTATGACTCTGGAACTAATTATGAAACTGTTCTTATTGAGGATGCTAATTACTCTGATTTGTATTCCAGCACAAGCTATGATTATGGAAGAGCGAATGTTGTTGATCCATATGCGAGACAAGTAAATCGTCCAAGTACTGTTACTTATAGTGAACAATTTATTCCGGAAACAAATATTAATGGGATGAGTACGGTTTATCCTGATTCATTCCAGACGTATGAATTGAAGTATGGTAGCATTCAAAAGTTGTATGCTGAGGATCAGAAATTAAATGTTTTTCAGGAGTTAAAGATTGGAGCAATTCCAATTGAACAAAATATATTCTCAGGTACACAAGGTGGGACCGTAGTGGGTACTTCTACCAATGTTTTGAGCCCTACGATGCAGTATTATATTGGCGAATGGGGTATTGGACGGAATCCCGAAAGTTTTGCTGTAAATGGCACCGCTAAGTATGGGGTCGATGTAAATAGAGGTGTAGCCTGGAGATTATCTATTGATGGATTAACTCCCATCAGCGATATTTATTTTATGAAGAGTTACTTCAATAGTAAATGCAAGTCGTTCTTAGGTATACCTGGTGGTCAGTTTAATATTGTTGGGGTTTATAATATTTCAGACAATGAGTATGTTGTTTCTTTCTATGTTATAGATGGTCTTAATATTCAGGGAGAGACGCTTGCATTTAATGAGCGTCACAACCGGTGGTCATCTTTTTATTCTTATATCCCGGAACACTTTTGTCAAAATGGAGTTGGAATCGTTTCTTTTAGGCTTGGATCATTGTATACTCATGGTACGAATCCTGTGCAGAACAATTTCTATGGTGTTCAATATCCGTCTAAAGTAGAGTTTTATTTGAATGTTGGTCCTAGTGATGTAAAAATACTTGAGGCTATTGGAGAGGAATCTACTTCTATTTGGGAGCTTGATTTTGTAACAAATGCTGAGGGGCAGCAAAGCAATCTTATAGAGGCTGATTTTGTGCAAAAGGAGGGTATTTACTATGCTCCTATGTGGAGAGATGAACTGACCCCTAATGTGGCGAACCCTTTATTTGAGGGTGATGTTATGCGGTCCAGGGTGTTTTATCTGCAATTCAGATATGCTGGAACATCTTACAATAAGACTTTCGCAATCAATATGAATTATATCATCTCTAATTTACATAATAGGTAATATTGGATTATCTTTGTATATATGAACTTACAGATATTAGAAGATCATTTGGAGTTAAAGAGGAAGAGAGAGCTTCGCGATAGTATCTTAGGTTTTGAAGATCAACTGAAGCAAGATAAGGACGTAAAGATTGGAGACAATCTTCTTTGCCCTTTGAAGCACAGCTTTTCTGACGGTATTTATGTTCGGGAAATATTTATCCCAGCTGGGACAATGTTGACCGGTAAAATTCATAAACATGCACATCCTAATTTTTTGATGTCAGGGAAGGTGGAAGTGATTACTGAAGGTGGTGGATATGAGACTTTGCAAGGTCCTGTTTCAATGATATCAAAGGCCGGGACTAAGAGAGCAATTAATGTACTTGAAGATTGTGTATGGATAACGGTTCATCATAACCCTACAAATACGCATGATTTAAAAGAACTTGAGAAGATAGTAATTGCTGATTCTTATGAGGAGTATGAGAAGTTTTCTCAAAAGAAGGTAGGGTTATTTAAGAAAGTATTGAAATTTTTAAAATTAACAACATGACTTGGGTAGCAGCGGCGGTAGCAAGTGCAGGAGCCACAGTAGGGGCGGTGCAATACTTTAAGGGTAAAGCGGATCAGAAAAGGAACAAACGTCCTACGTATGAGATTCCTGATGAAGTGAAGCAGAATTTGTCTTTGTCTCAGCAAATGGCTTTACAGGGTATTCCGGAAGAACAACGACAAAATTATATTGACAATATCCAGCGGACCTCAGCTACATCACTTCGTAATTTAGGTTCTCGTAATGCTGGGCTTGCCGGTGTTGCTCAAGTGCAGCAAAATCAAAATAACGCATATCAAAATTTGTTTACAATGGATGCCCAAGCTCGCCAGGCTAATCAAAAAGGGGTACTTGATCAGAATCAAAATCTGGCTAACTATAGGGATCAAGCTTTCCAGGTAAATCGTATTAATCCTTATTATGAGAATACAGCTAAGAATGAAGCTTTAATGGGAGCTGGACTTCAGAGCATAAGTAAAGGTATGCAAATGGGCGCTTCTACTATGGGTAAGTACGGAAGTAATGGAGGAGGATATCCGGCTCAAGGAAATCCTTATACGTTTAATCGTAATCAGTACAATCAACAGAATCCAGGTTTTCAAAATTATGATCCATATGGTGTTCAGTTTAACCCATATAACGGCGCTTATAACAACGACAATCAAGATTTATATAACGATATCGGCTAATGTATAAAATTAATCCAGGTGAAGCGAGGACCGATTTGTACGGTATAAATAAGGGGGAGGCTCAGGTATTTGATACTTCTCAGACTGAACGTGCAGCATTATTTGCTCAAAAGCAAAAGGCTGATGCTGAAAAAGCAAAGCAGAAGAGAGAGGCTGACCGGTTAGATGATATCAATACTCAGCTTGGTGCAATGAGTAGTGTTGCCTATATGCCTCGCGATCGTGAATTAATTGCCGGGAAAACTCAAGGAGTAAAGGATTATGTTTTAAAAAATGTCGATAAATTGATGAAGGGTGATCCTGCTTCAATGATTGAGTTTCAAAATATGTATGGAGATTTGAAGTCGACTGCAGAACAATCTAAAAATGCGCGTGAATTTTGGGAACAAGAAGGGAATAAAATAGCTGCAAATCCAGGGTTGTATCGTCCTGAAGCAATTGATTATCATATGGCGTTTGCTGGCAAAGAGCACATGGGCAATTCCGCATACGATGTAACTCGACTAAAACATAATGTTGATTATGGTAAACATGTATTGGATAATCTTTTACCTGCCGCTCAAAAAATGGCAAGGCAAAATGGATACAATACTGACTTTACTCCAGAGCAGGCAAAACAGTTAATTGCTGATGATTTAGATAGTTCAGATGTAAAATTTGAGCAAGTGGCTTATGACTTTAATAAAGCTAATCCGGAAGAGCTTGCAAGGTTAGGAAACCCTAAAAACGCAAAAGAATATGCTCAGGCTAAGTATGCGCCTCAGTTAGTAGTAAGAGATCGTAAGCCAATCCCTATGAGTGAGCGAAATGGTGGAGATAATCGTAAACTTCCAAAGGTTGCTGGTACGTATACTGATCAAGGTAATGGCAAAGGAGAGTTTCAGTTTGAATATACTAATACAGCTGATAATCCTTATTTGACTATTCAGCTGCCTGGGACTAAGCAGGCAATTGAGATAAAGCCGCAAAAGGTGATTTTTGATGGCAAAAATACTCGTCTTCAAGCTTTGACTAAGCCAGGCAAAAATGATTTGGGTGAAGACGTTCCTGGAAAAGAGATTGAGTTGCCATATAACTATGTCTCAGATATAATGGCAAATAAGTTTGGCATAAAGAACGTGTATGATATTCAGAATGGAGATGTGCCTGAGCATGTTACCGTAAAAAGATATTCAGCTCCGTCCGGCCAAGAGAAAAAATATTCAGTAAAAGGAAAAGAGTATTCTCATTCAGCAGTTGAAAAAGCTGCAAAGGCTAGTGGAATGAGTGTTGAAGAGTATTTAAAAGCAGTTGGTAAATAATGGAAGAAAATCAAACAGAAGATGGTTTGCCTATCCTAAAAAAAGGATCTGATGAAACAGAGGCTCTTGATGAGTCTCAAAAAAAAAATCCTTTTCAATCGAGTTCGGAGCCTGGTCCATTAGAATCCGGATCAACGGAAAGTCCATCGGATTCCGGAATCCCTTCTATCTCAAAGCCGACTAAGGAAGATAATATCTCCACTGTAAAAGCTGGTCAGATTGATGCATTAAAAGAAAAGACGTATAATCAATTCCTGAAGAATCCTGTATTTGCTGACAGCAATCCGAACGCTCAGCGGAATCGTGATATATATTTCAACACTTTAAGGAGTAAAGGTTATTCAAATGCCCAGATAAACGATCTGAAGTTATCTGGCGATAAAGCTATTAAAGCTATTCAGGGTAAACGCCTGGTAGAGGAGAATGCTCCAAAATTAAATCCTTCATTTGAGCAATATCCTGGTGCAGGCCCTTACAACAAAGGTAAGCCTTTTGACATAGATGCCGCTTATAAGACCGCTGTTGGATTAACTGGTATGGGCAAGTATGATCAGGCCATTAATCTGTTTAATGCTACATTAGGTCATTTGACTCCAGATAAACAGGATATGGGTAATAGCGCTCAGCAAGATGCTATGGCTGGTAATATAATTACTCAAAAATCAGCTGCGACAAATCCAAGCAATTCATTATATGGTATTGGCTACGCATTGTCTTCTAAAAAGGATTATGAGGGCTCTATTGATTATTATAACCAGGCGTTGCAAGCTGATCCAACAAATGTAAATGCTCAGAAAGGGCTTGCTTATTCAAAGGCTCAATTGGGTTTAAAGGATGAAGCCAAGGCTCACCTAAGCGAAGCTCGTAAAATGGAGCAGGGTAATCGTGCGAATGAAGCGCTTGTTGGTCAGGTGGGGGAGCAAGCTGCTGATGAAGCAGAAAAGCAAAGGCAGTCGGATCAAATGAAAACTACTGCTGATGCATTGGAGGCTTTTGTTTTGGGTGACCCTGAAGGGAAGCTTGGTAAGTTTGGATACTTAAATCCTATTGGCAAGTGGTATTCTGGTATCGTTAAAGGTGAGCGTACCGTTGGGGAAGGGGTAAAAGAAATTGCAAAAGGAGAAATTGTTTCTGGGGGGCTTACTACGACATTAGGTTTAGCTGAAACAGCGTTTGCGGCCATTCCTGAAGTAAATGCATTTAACGAAGTTGTTGTGGGTATTAAATCGGCAGCTGAAGTGTTGCCGGAAGAAGAAAAAGAGGTTGTAAATAAGGCGTTGGATTTTCCTTTTCAGGCTGTCTCTGTAGTTGGTAAAGCTATGGGTATTGATCCAGAAGAGGGAAGTAATAGCAAAAAAATAATGGAGATCCTTGATATTGTTGCTTCGTTTGGTACCATGAAGTTGATTCATAGCGGTGCTGAAAAAGTTTCGGGAAAGGTTTCTGATGTGGTTTCAGCAAAGTCTTCTATTCGTGAACTGCAAGATCTGTCTCAAAAGGTTGCTGAAGGGAAAGCTACTCCTCAAGAGATAAGTAGTTTGAAGGAGGCTACTTCAGCTATGGAGAATGTCACGCTTGAAAGCATAAAAGAGGAAGCTGCCAAGCGCGACACACCTGAATCGAAGGAAATTGTTGAAAAAATTGATGATGTTAAAAAGGAAAATGCTGTATCTCCTAAAATGGATAAGCTTCACCAGGAATTAGCTGACCTGGAAGCTGAGGTGGAGAAGCCAATGTCTCCTGAAGCGAAAGATATTTTAAATCAAAAGATTGCTGATAAGAAAGGGGAGATTGCTGCTCAGGCTCACGATGAAGTAAATAGTCATATTGATGATTCAATGAGCCGGGTGAGTGAGGCTGAAAACGAAGATAGAATTGGTGAACTTGATACTCGCATGGCAGTTCTTAAGGTTGACTTAGAAGCGTCTGAGAGTGAAGTGGTAAAGTTATCATTAAGCGAACGAATAAAGGATTTGGAGAAACAGAAGGATGTGTATCTTGAGTCGTTCAAATCGGATGAAGGGGATTATGGAGATTATCTTGCTGAAAAAAATAAAACTACTGGAGAATATGTATATAAGACCTCTAATGGGCAGTATACAATAAAAAAAGGAACTTATGGATTACAGATATTTGATAAGGATGGGAAGGAGCCTTCATATAACACAAAGCTTAAAATTATAAAAGATTACGAGCAAAAGTTTAATTATAATGAAGGCAAAAGGGCTTTGGATAATATTGAAGGTATATCTGAAGCTGAAGTGGACAAGTGGGTTGCGGATAAGTCAGAGAATCCAGGGGAGATCATTGATGCATATTCCAGGGTTAAATCGAACCAGCCTTATATTGAAACTGATCATAAAACTGAAAAGATAGCGGAATCAATTGGTAAGATTAAGAGCCGTGGTTATATAGACATAAGGGGTAGAGAGCATGTTACTAACAGTAAGGCTCGTTCTTATTTTAATGAAAGGAAAGGTGTTCCTATTGATATATTGGCTCAGGAGATTTCGGGAAAGGCTGGTATGGAAGTCACCCCAGAAGACATTGCTGATTTTATTGATGAGTTTCCTAATGGGGTAGGTGATTATGAAAAAAGTATACGTAATCCATTATTAATTGATCTAAAAAATAGGTTTAAACAAATTACTGGTTTAGATTTGAATTCAAGAGTAATTGATTCATATTTGAAGTTTGATGAAAAAGCTAAAGAGTATATTGACAAAAATTTTGAAAGCTATGAAGAAGCAAGACAAGCCTATATCGACGCAATCGAGCGAGGAGATATCGAATTCCAAGAGCCCTGGAATTCCGAAGGAACTGAAAATGTTGGCAATGAAGTCAGCAATGGAGGAGGTCAAAAAGAGACGATTGAACAAAGAGCAGTAAAATCTGTAGAGTCATCTGTACCTGGGAAAAAGAGAGATAAATCTTTTATTAATCGTATGGTTAAGGAGTCTTCGGCTCCGGAAGGTGTTAAAGCTGAAATAGAGAAGAATGGACTTGAGTGTTCCGTGTTTAGCAATGAAGTAGCTCAAAAGATTGCTGATACTATTGTAGAGGATTTTAAGAAGGAGAAAGGTGATCAGTGGCATGATGCTGCTATTAATTTTGCTTCAAGGAAAATAGATGGGGTTCCTTTATCTATAAATGCTGGTATTCTGGGGCGTGTAATTGGTGACTTTATTGAAAGAGAAAAAGCTACTAATGTTCCTGAGCAAAAGAAGCTTTTTGCGAGTCAGGCAGCTGAAGTTGCAATGATAATGGATGAGAATGCTAGGGATTTTGGTCGTTTTGGAAGTATGCTTGCAAAGGTGTATGAAATGACTCCATTAGGGATAGAGGCTCGTATAAAGAAGCAGATTGAGAGGGCTAATGATAAGAAGTTGGATGAATCGTTTAAGGGAGGAAAAACTAGACGTCAAAAAATTAAAGAGGCTTATAGTGAATTTAATAAAGATTCTGATATAGAAAAGGCTATTGCGGAAGGTGTAGAATCGCGCATAGAAGAGATTTATAAAAAACTTCCTACAGAAAGGCGTAAAAAGGCGGATAAGGCCATTGCTGCTTTGTCGAATATTCAAAAAAAGATAAAGGCTAATTCATATAGTTCTATCATTCCTCCTGATGTTATTACTGCCGGTATTGAGGTTATTAAACAATCTATTAAGGCCGGTGTTGAGGTAGCTGATGCGGTGGAGTCTGGCATCAATTATATAAAGAAAAAATATCAAGATTGGGATAAGGAGCATTTATTCCGGAAGGATATGCTTGAAGGGTTTAAAGAAGAGGGGGTAGAGGTTGGTGAAAAGTCTAAGGGCGTTGATGCTCAATTGAAGGTTTTAGATAAAATATTTCCTAAAAAACGTATTGAGAATCCAGCAAAACGCAAGAAATTACATGAGAAGATCGTAGAGGCTTATAATGCTGGTGCGTTAGACTATGAGAAATTTGAGAAGTTGTTTTATGATAAATTTGGTTTGGCAGATGTTGATAATGGCGTTGTAAAGGAGTTTCTTCAGAAACAGGCTGAACGTATCCATAATGCTGCCGATGGTGGCTTAAAGGAGCGGGAATATACTGCTATGTTAAATTTCCTGGAAAATCATAAGAAGCAGAATAAGATGGAGTGGGTTACAACACCATTCTACGCGAATATCTTATCCGGATATGAAACGCATTTAAATAATGCTCAGTTTAACATTTGGTCCACGGTGGCACAAACAGCTTTGCTTGCTGTTAAGAATCCCATACACGCTCGTTATTTAGCAAATCAAATGTTAAATGCTATTCCTCAAGGATTAAAAGAAGGTGGTAATATTTTAAAGACCGGGCTTAAGTTTGGCGAACCAGCAAAGGCAGAGTCTCTTGCAGAGCGGCGCGCGGATAAAGGGGTTGGAATTTCACATTATTATAAATTGCCAGTGCGGTTACTTCGTGCAGGTGACGCTATTTTTAATACTCCTATTCGGGCTATGAAACGCGCGGAGTTATTGCTTGAGATAGCAAATAACTACAACGAAAGCCTTCCAAAAGAACAGCGTAAAAGTAAAGCTGAAATACAGGCTGATATCAACGATATTGTATTTAATACTACAGAGCGCAAAGCAGAGGCTTACGACCAGGCAGTAAAGGATATTCAGAAGCTCGAAGGAAAAGATGTTGATTTAAATGATCCTAAAATTCAAAGGGATATTAAGCTTCGCCAGTTTGAGATTATGGAGAATAGCCGTCCTGCCGATAAGTATGCTGATTTGAATATTGATAAAGATGCTGTAAACGAAGAGGCAAAAGACTTTGCTAATAGATCATTGTTGCTGGGTAAGCCAGTTGGTTCGTTGGGAGCTCTTTCCACCGTGTTTCATAACCTATCTGAGGCTTGGCCTATCAGTAAATTTGCTGTCACTACATTCGTGGACGTTCCACTTAACTTAGCAAATATGATGATAGATAAGAGCCCATTAGGTTTAGCTCGCATGGCATTGTATGAAGCTCGTGGTAGAAGAGGGGTATTTACTTCTCGTGAGTTTGCAGATAAGAACAATATTAAACTTGATTTAACTCCTGACCAACGTAAAGAAGCGTGGCTGAGAGCGGCAAATTATACAGCAGCTTTGGTTGGCGTTGCTGGGTTAGCATATACTACTTATACCGATAAAAATGGAAAGAAGCGTCCAATATTGGATGTTACTGCTGATGGTACTGGAGATTATCGTAAGAATAGAGCTTTAGAGCAGGCTAATGGTTATAAGGAGTATACAGCTGATTTTATGGGTTATAAATTTAATTATAAGTACAACTCTATTTTGGCATCAATATTAACTCCAATCGGAGCTGTTAAGGATTACGAAAATTACATTGATAAGAATCCTGCTACAGAAAAAGAGCTTGTTGATAAAGTGGCTTATGGTCTTGTGATGCATATGGCGTTTACTGGTAATCAAGCCAATTTACAGGGGTGGAGAGATATGTTTGGTACAGCGCCAGGTAAAGCTATTGATGAGGATAATTGGAGTGAAAAGGTAAAGGATTGGGGTGCAAAATCTGGGGGGAAAATTCTTCGCAATATGGTTGTCCCTAACTTTGCTATTCAAGCGAATAAAGATGTGAAGGGTTTATTGGATATGGCAGATAAGAAGCCAACCGAAGCAATGGATTATTTATTAAAGGATGTTCCTTTCGTGGAATCTATGCTTACTAATAAAATTGATCATTTAGGGCGTGATGTTAAAAGTCAGTTTTATTTACCGGTTGCTTTGGTTCCGGATAAATTAAACATGAGTGGCAACGATCCTATGTATAAGATGTTTGTTGATAAGAAGTATTATCCTCGGTTTGCTACAGATAAAACAGTTTTTGATGGAAATGATGAGATAACTCTTTCTGATAAGCAAATGAATGAGGTAAATAAAATGAGAGGTAAATATGTGCTTGATAAGCTTGAGTCAAAAGATGAGATAAAAGGAAAGACCTACAGGGAGTTATTAGAGTCTCTTAGTGATGAAAAATTTAAAGAGGAAATGAATAGTCTTTTTAAAGAAGGGGAATTGAAAGCTAAGTCTAAGATTGTTGGGTTGGATGTAGAAAAAAAAATAAAAACTGATTCTAAAGAGAAACAGCATGAGCGCAAATTAAAAGGAACGCAGCGGTTAATTGAAATGTTTGAACTTCATAGAAAGAAAGGTTAATTATTTAGGAGCTTTGTCTGTATCTATTTGTACATAGATGCATGATGTAATAAAAAACCCAATAAATATGGACTCTTCCAGACTATAAAAATGTTTGTGCCCAACTGTTTATAATCATTTCAAATAAATTTTACTCTTATTTAGAATCGTTCTAAATAACATCTTATATTTGTGTAAATATAAATGTGATGGCAACAAATTATACGAATAACATCTATACCGTCATTTCCGACAAACGATCTATCCCTTTTAATAAGCCTTTAACCGGTACAATTAGCACTGTAGGCAATGTTGTCATAGGTGTTGGGACAAAGTTTAGATCCGAGTTGCCAGTGGGATCTTGGGTTGTTGACTTACCTAACTGGGAGCTAAGAAAGGTTATAACTGTACATGATGATCTTAGAGTTGATTTGGATCATCCATTTACGTCTGATATAGCTGCATTGACTGTTGGTCAAGCTATTCATGATGATGAGGCTAAGGTTGTTGAGATTTCTATTGAGGTTACGGCCTCGAATCCTCCAGCCTTAGTAAACAATGTTTCTTTTACAGGTATTACAACAATGACTAAAACATCTATATCCCGTAGTGGGCAAGGGGATCGTGTTGATCCTATTATTGTAGATGCTTCTGGAACAGAGATGAGAGTATTCACTTTACGCTAATTTAAGAGATGGGATTTGAAGCGAATGGAGTACCTAACAGTGGAATACCCGGTGGAGGCGATTTAGTAGGAACGTTGGTTGCTGGTCGTATTCCTGTCGCTAATGGGATTAAGAGCTTAACAAGCTCTGATTCTACATATGTTGCTGGGGTGCTCACAATGAGAGCCGCAAGCGGTATAGCTAAGCTTACTATTGATGGTTCTGATGTTACTTCTCTTGATGGTGCTACAGTTAATGTACGTACAAGCGCTGGGCACATAAATATCCTTTCGAGTCAAAGTATATTCTTTTCATCTACGAATATTACAAATAACAGAGTTCCTTTTATTGGGACCTCTGGTCGTTTTGAAACTGGTACAACAACATCAACAGAATTAGGTTATCTTACTGGTGTAACAAGTCCTATTCAAACACAATTAAACAATAAGGCAACCGGATCTTTTACTGTTGATTATTTCCCAATAGCTACTGGAGCAAATACATTGGGTGATTCTGATGCTATATATAAATCGGGAACAAATATTTTTGTTTCAAGGGTTAATTCTCGTTTGCAGGTAGGAGATGCTCTTACTGAGCTTCGTACTGGTTTTGGCGGTGCTGTTTCTAGTATTGGCACAACGTCTACTACTGCCGTTATGAGCTACACAAGTAGTTTAGGTGCGTTAAGTTTAATTCAACTTTCCAGTGGTGCTGTTCTTTTAAACAGTAATGGCATCATAAATATAGATGCTCCAAATACATATCTGCCTCAGTTGACTGCAAGTCGTGCTTTGGTATTAGACTCATCTAAACAGATTGTATCGAGTGTTACAACTTCTACTGAGCTTAGTTATGTGAATGGTGTAACAAGTCCTATTCAGGCACAGATAAATGCTAAGATGGGTGGTTCGTTAACCGCTGGATATATGCCATATGCATCTGCGGCAACTACACTAAGTAATACTGGCTTATTTTATAATGGATCAAATCGTTGGGGATTCTTAACAGCTACTCCTGATACCACTGTTCATATTGTTGGGTCATTAAAATTTGTTGATGGAAATCAAGGAACTAACAAAGTCCTTACTTCTGATGCAGCAGGTGTTGCTACTTGGCAAAATGGATTTATAAACCCAATGACAACATTGGGAGATATTATTTATGGTGGTGCATCCGGAACTCCAACAAGATTGCCTATTGGAACCAACGCATATGTTCTTACTGTTAATTCAGGTATTCCTTCATGGCAACCTGCTTCAGGTGGATTTACAAATCCGATGAGCGCTAAGGGAGATGTTATTCAGGGTGATACCGGTGGGACTGCGGTTCGTTTAGCTGGTGCAGCTACTGGTAATGCTTTAATATCTGGAGGGGTAGGTTCTTTTAATTCATGGGGTAAAATAGGATTAACAACTCACATAAGCGGTACACTTGCCGTTGGTAATGGTGGTACTGGCTTAACCAGTGTAGGTACTGGTGAAATATTAGTTGGGTCTTCCGGAAACTTAGTTGTTTTGCCGGTTGGTTCTAATGGTCAGGTATTAACTCTTTCTGGTGGAACTCCGGTTTGGTCAACACCTTCTTCTGGGTTTGCGAACCCAATGACTACTACTGGTGATATTATTCAGTCTACTTCCGGAAGTACTCCAGGCAGATTAGCTGCAGTGGCTACCGGAAATGTATTGATATCTGGTGGTGTTGCTACGGTAAATTCGTGGGGTAAGGTTGGTTTAACTACCCACGTTTCTGGGATTCTTCCACAAGCTAATGGTGGTACTGGCTCGTCTACGGTTGCAACACAGGGAGCTATTCCTTATCAAGGAGGATCTTCTGCGTATGTGTATGATGATACAAACTTTAATTATGATGCATCGATAAAGACTTTAAATGTCTTTGCTCAATATATAACTCCTGGACCTGGTATTATAGGTCAAAGGATATTTACAACTACTTCTTATGGTCAACAGATCGTTTCTGGAGGTGGAGGTATTGATATTGTAAATACGGCTGGATTAACCCCGGCTATTAACATAAATTCATCAACATATAAAGGGATTGTTATACAGTCTGGTGATATGTCGATTGATGCTACATCAGCTTTACAGGCCGGTGTATTTGCTCAGGTAGGTAATTTACTTACTGGTACAACAACAACTGCCAACGCTTTATCTGTTTATAGAAATTACACTTTAAATGGAACTGCAGTAGCAAGTGGGGCTCTGCTAGAATTAAATGACTCTTCTGCAGCTACAGGCAATTTCTTAACAGTTGTTAAGCAAAATGTAACCAAATTGGTTATTAAGAGCACTGGTGTATTGCAATATATTGATGGAAATCAAGGAGCAAGCAAAGTTCTTACCTCTGATGGGTCAGGAAATGTAAGCTGGGCTACTGCGAGTGGTACTACTTACACATTCTCAACTGGTTTAACAAATACTTCCAGTACAATTACCAATAATTTATCTACCGGTGTTTCCGGCGGACAATCGGTAATTGGCGGTACAGCAGCAAATAATGCTTTAACATTAAGTTCAACAACAAATGCATCCAAAGGTAAAATCTTCTTAGGGACAGCATCTGTTTATAATGAATTTAATGATCGTCTAGGAATAGGAACTACAACTCCTGGTTCAAAGGCGGAGATATGGGTTACTAATGGAGGTAGCTGCTTAAGAATTGTAAACTCTGACGCTACTACAGCGGCTGGTGGAACAATAGTAGGATGGAGCTGGACTCCTATTACAAATGGTTCCAATACAAATCTTGGGATGTATGAGAATGATGCATCTGCTGGATTTACGGGGCGTGTTATTTATCACTCAGGAGGTAATGTTACAATCGGTGCAGGTTCTGGTAATGGTGATGCTAAGCTTCATGTTATTGGAACAATTAAGATACAAGATGGATCTCAGGGTAACGGAAAGATTCTTACATCTGATGCTAATGGATTAGCTACATGGTCAACATCTTCTGGTTTTTCTAATCCAATGACTACTATAGGAGATATTATTCAGGCAAATACTGGTGGTACTCCTCAGCGTTTAGCGGGATCTTCTACAGCTGGAACGTTTTTGAGATCTGGTGGGTCATCATCATTAAATGATTGGTCTACGTTGGTTCTTCCGAATACAGCAGCTACAAACAATATATTGTATGCTACCGGAACAAATGTAATTGGGTCATCTTCTAATTTTACTTATTCTCCTTCTGCAGGTTATGTGGCTATGACAAGTGCAGTAAATGATGCTGTGTATTTAAGTGTTCTTAATACTACATCTGGAACATTTGCTGGAGCTAAATTATCTGCTTCAAATTCTAGTGGAGCAGCTTTTCAAGTTACAGCTTATAGCTCATCAACAACAGGAAAGTCGAATTCAATAGAGATTGTTGGAACAACTCCATCGGGTGGGGCTTTTGATATAATAAGTAATAGTTCTTCTCCTTTGAGAATTTTTATGAGTGCTACTGAAGCATTCAGGATTACTTCTACTGGCGTTTCTCAGACAGGATCAAATCCTTCTTCTGCTCATGATTTGAAGGCAGGGACTTCAAGTATTGCTCCATTAAAGTTTGCTTCAGGAACAAATAAAACAACAGCAGCCGCGGGAGAGATGGAATATGATGGAACAAATTTATTTTTTACAAGATCCGGTACTACAAGAGAGAATGTATTGACTGGTGTTATTTCTACAGGATCATATACGCCAAGCACAACTACGGCAGTGAGAGTGAATATTAATGGAACAAATTATAACCTAGTAACAGCACCATAAAAATGGCAACAATAACACCTACATATCCGGGATCAGGCAATGATTGTTATTCAGTGCTTAACACAGCGTTCGGTAGTGCAGTGGATGGGGATGTAGTCGATATCTCTGCATGGTCAGGAACTGTTATTATGACTCAGTTTATTGATATTCCAAACTTTGTATCATTTAAAGGTCCCGGATTAAGCAATTTGACAATTAAGAGATCTGAGGCTTCTTCTGATGCGAATTTATCTTCATGGTCATACATGTTTCGTTGGAGTAAAGTCAGTGACAAAAAAAGTAATATCAAGGTTTCTGGAATAACTTTTAAAAGCAGAATCCCTTCTGCCAACAACGGGGCTGATGGATTTTCTATAGCTCCAGATAAAGGCTGTGTATTTCTATATCAAGTTGGATTTAGAGTTACAGGCTGCCGATTTGAAAACTTTGGTAACGGTGGTGTAGAGGTAAGGCATCGCGATTATTTGGCTCAAGGCCTTATTGATCATAATGAATTTTATCATAATGCAAAGGGATCTACTGGTCTTGGGTTAGGATACGGAATTACTGTTTATGGAGAGGCTAACTACTGGGTATCAAATCCAAACTACGGTTCTCCAAACTTCATTTTTATTGAAGATAACACATTCGACTATCACAGACATTCTGTTGCATCTGCGGGGTGTGCTTTATATGTATTAAGATACAACACAATAAGATTTAACATTATTGCTCCTCCTTATTCTCATGCTGTTGATACGCATGAGTCAAGAGGTGTAGGTAATGGTGTGAATACATTTGGAACTCGTGCTGTTGAGATATACAACAATTCTATTATTAATTCAACCAGGATTGATGGAACAACGCCTATGGCCAATGGTTGCCCTGATAATCAGCTTGAGGAAAGAGCTATCGGTATAACTGCCGGTGATGCGCTTGTTTATAGTAATACTATTTCAGGGTTTAGGTTTGCAATAGGTCTTATCTCATCTGAAGCTACAGCTTCGGGATCACCATATCCATATATACAGCAACCGGGATGGTTGTCTGGTTTAAGGAATAGCGGTAGTACAGGGACAGATAATTTTAATGGCAACGGAGATTTATGGTACTGGAACAACAACTTTACAACATTCACTTTAACTGGTGGTGGTACATGTGTGTTGTTTTACAACTACGATGCTAGCGGCGGTACAACCGGAACCTATTTCACAATCAACAGAGATTACCATGCAATAGCAAAGCCAGGATATGTAGGATATGTATATCCACATCCTGATAACGTGTAAGTATTAACCAATAAAATATAATAAAATGTCTAAAATGAAAGAAGTAAAAGAAGCTAAAAAGCTAAGCTATTATGAAGCGGGTATTGCAAGATGGGAATTAATGAATTTGGATTTATCCTATGTGAAAAAAGAATTTTCATTAAGAGAGCTTCGCTTGATTGTGCAGGAAAATATTGTTGGGTTAGGTGATGCATTACGTGCTATTGAAGTTCAGCAAAAAGAACTTGAAGCAATTCTTGCTGATTACAATCAGGAATTGAATGACCTCAATAGAAAATATAGTATTGGAGCAAAAGATATCACTCTTACAAAAGAGGAACGGTTTGAATATGAAGGATTGGCTGAGGATTTAAAGTCTAAATACAAAGATGCTCATATCAAGTTCAAAGCAGAAGATAAAGAGTTTACAAAAATGATTGCGGATAAAGAGTGTCCTTTTTCATTAAAGAAGGATATCAAAAAAGAAATGATTCCAGCCAATATAAACGGTCGCGACATGAATATTCTTTCAAGATTAATGGAGTGGTAAAATAAAAGAAAATGGGATTTAAAACAAATAGTTCTGGGGGCGGTGGTGTAGGCGGGAGCGTAACCATTGTTGATCAAATAACAAGTGCAACGATAGCTACTGTGGCGGCTCCCGGAACGTATCCTGTTTTACAGTTTTCAGGGATTAGCGGAGGTGCCGCAAATACAGTATTTACAAATAGCATTATACCAGCATGACAGTATTAGTAGGAACAATACAAGAGAGAAAGGATACATCTGCCAATTGGACAAGTGCTAATCCTGTATTATTAAGTGGAGAATATGGCCTTGAGACAGATACAAAAAAAAGAAAGCTTGGAGATGGGGCTACTGCTTGGAATTCACTTGCTTATTACTCTGATCCTTTGGTTGAATTAGCTGCCAATAAATCTACTGATGTAAATGCAGATCAAGCAAGCAATATAAAGTTTCCTTCAGTAAAGGCTGTTTATGATTGGGTCGTTGGATTATTTGTTCAGAAAAATGCATCCATTACTGGTGCTACGAAAACAAAAGTAACATACGACTCAAAAGGGTTGGTGATAGCTGGTGCTGATGCTACTACTGCAGATATAGCAGATTCTTCGAATAAGAGATATGTTACCGATGCACAATTGGTTGTTATTGGAAATACTTCTGGAACTAACACAGGAGATGTGGCAAAAGCTACAGCAGCTGATATAAATATAGGAACTGATAATGTTAAATATATAACATCTTCAGCATTAGATGGCTCAGAAATAAGAGATATAATGGAAGCAAATTATCAATTAATTAACTCAGGTAACTTTTAAACAAATAAATAATGTCATTATTAGAATCACAAAAAGCAACTTATGCATCAAAACCTTTAAGTGGAGTTGGTGTTTTAACAGGAACATCTATTGGAACATTAGGTTCTGATACAAATGGAGTAACTATTTTTACAGCAGATACAAAAGGAGGGAGAGTAACTTCTTTACTTGGGTCTACTGATGATACAGTAACAGTGAATGTATTTCTATACATTTTAAAAAGTTCTACAGTAATTCCATTAGGATTAGTAAATATTCCTTTATCATCTGGTAATACAGCAGCAGCTGCAACGATGGTTGATATGCTTGCAACTATTCCAGGGTTACCATTAGATAATCAAGGAAAAAGGTATATATCATTAGGACCAAATGATGTGTTAAAATGTACATCACTTGCAAATTTATCTTCAACAAAAAAAGCTTATATATCAGCACAAGGATTTAACGTAGACCCTGCATAATATAATATGGATTCAGTACTAAATGGTTCAAATACAGGTAGAGGAGGTAGGAGATATAGTAAGGAAGCTACAGCTTATTTTGCTCTTATTCCTGATATGCCTGAATTTTTCAAAGAGGCATGGGATAAAAGAGTTAAAGCTTTAAAAAAAAATGGAACTTGGAATGAAATTAAACAACTCTTAGTGTTTCCATATACTCTTAGTATGTTTAATGGATTTATTGATGCTAAAACATTAAGAAATACAATTTCATTAGTAAATGTAGCTCAAGCACCTCTTGTTGATCCTTATAGTACACCTGCTGTTTATGTTGGTAATCAAGGGTGTAATTTTTATAAAGGGAGCCTGCAAACTAATTTTATTCCTGCAAATAATTTAGTATTAAATAATACTTGTTTTGCAGCTGGATTTCCAGCTAAAAGTAATGCTATTTCAGGACAACCAATTTTAGCAAATCAAGGCTCTACTCAAATTATACAAATTAATCCTAATGATGCATTTAATAAATCAATATTTGATTCATATGGATCTGGAACCGGAGGAAGGATATCTGAAACAAGTACTGATGGTGCTTTAGGAGTTTACATAGCAAACAGAAGGACAATTAGTGAATTTAAAGGATGGAAGAACGGGGTCGTTGTTGCATCAACTACAAGTAACTCTGGAACTCTTCCTACTACACAAATTGTTTTCAATGTAAGTAGTAGAAATGAACCAATAGCTTTTTGGTGTGCTTATGGAACAGGTTTAACAAATGAACAAGTTTTGCAGGAGAGTAGAGACTGGTCAACTTTTTTATCTGAAATCAAAAGAAATATTGAACCTACAAAAGTTTTTTTAACGGATGGTAATTCTCATTCAACATATTGGCTTGCTGTGTTTGGTAGAACAATAGAGTGGAATTATATGAATGCTGGTGATTTTAATTGGAAGTATTGGCATGTTGGAGTTGCAGGTCAAACAATTCAAAATATGAATTCTGATTATTTAACTGAGGTTTCTCCGCTTCTGTCTCCAGCAACAACAACTTATACTAAAAAGATTGTTTGTGTTTTTGGAGAGCCAACAAATGCTATTGAGGCTGGTACAGCTATGGCAACAATTCAGACTGACTATGCAGCATATTGTAGCTCTGCAAGAGCCTCTGGCGCAAAAGTAATTGTACACCCATTATTTGTAAGAAATTATAGTTCTGTTCAAAAATGTTTAGATGCAGATACATGGAATACCTGGATAGAAGCAAACTGGTCAACATTTGCAGATGCTTATGTGCCTCATCCTACATATTATGATGATATATCTGGAACTTTTAAAACAAATTATTGGCTTCCTAGAAGTGCTTCTACAAGTGATGCTCAATATAAGACAGATTTAATAAATTTTGCACAAGCCAGGACAAATTATTACCACCAAGGGACTTTACATTTGACAGAATTTGGTTATCAAGAGTGGGCTAATGATTTTTATAAAGCATCATTAACAGTATAATTTTAACAGCATGACTAGAGACGAGAAGTTTAATAAGATGTATGATATGGTTGTTGAAATAAAAACAACTGTAGCTGAAGATCGTGTGAAGTCTAAACAACTTCGTAAGGAGATGGATGCAGCTAATGAAAAGATTGAGGAACATGAGAAAACTCAAACAAAAGCATATGTAATATTTGCTTCTGTGGGATCTGTTTTCATTTTTTTAGCTGAATGGTTATTTAAACGTTGGGACTAATGATAGATAAGGTTAGTTTAGACCGGATTGATACATTACATCCGGCTATCAAAGAAAGAGTTAAAGAGGCTTACTTGGAAGCTTGTGAGAGATTAAAGGGTAGAGCTATGCTAAGAATAGCTTATACATTGCGTTCTTTTGCTGAGCAAGATTCTTTATATGCACAAGGCAGAACGAAGCCAGGAAGTGTTGTAACATGGGCAAAAGGAGGAGAGTCTTATCATAATTATGGGTTAGCTTGGGATATTATTCTTTTGGTTGATAAAGATGGTAATGGCTCTTATGAAACTGCATCCTGGGAAACAAATGTTGATTTTGATGGAGATGGTCAATCAGATTGGAGAGAAGTGGTTGAGGTATTCACTCGAATAGGGGCTGAATGGGGAGGCAATTGGAATAAGCCTAAAACAGATATGCCTCATTTTCAAATTACTTTTGGTCAATCTATTCATTCATTACAGCAATTGTATAATATGAAAAGGTTTATTGTAAATACTAATTATTTAGCGATATGAAGAAGTTTTTAACAAAGGGTCGCATAGCGACTTTGTTAGGTTTGCTGATGGCTGTGTTGGTAGCTATTTCATCTGGATTTAGTTTCACAGATTTTGATGTAAAGAATCTTGATCATTGGATTAAGCTGGCTACTATAGTTGGCCCGGCGGTGATAGGTTATTTTTCAACAATGAAAGGGAGGAAGCCGAAAGATGGACAGCAATAAATCAAATGGAATTAAAGAGGTTTTATTGGTTGTTCTGGTAGGGCTTGTTATTTATTTATTTGTAAAGCAAGGTCAGGATAGAAGGACTATAAAGGAATTAGAGGATAGTGCTTTAATAATGGCGGAGGGGAGACTTGCTGAATTAAAGGTAGAAAGGGAGATTGCTGAGATAAGGATTAAAGATATTCAGGTTGTTGTGGACTCTTTGAAGAAAGCTGATTCTATAGAAGATATTAAATTTAAGAAAACAAGTTTGTATTATGAAAGAAAAATTAAAGAGCTTAAAAGTATTAATACTGTTATTGGTATTGATCATATCCGGGACAGCATCTTACGGGCAAACGGCCTCAGAGAGGATAAAAGATAGTCTTATCTGTAATACTAAGGAAGAGCAATCATTCTTTAATGAAAGTGTTCTTTTGAAGGAGAGGTGTCAGGCTGAGAATTCTTATTTAAGAAAGACTAATTTAAGGCTTTGGGAGGTAATTCGTAAGAAAGATGAGCAGTTGACTCAAAAGAATACAATCATTTCTATAATGGGCAAGGAAAGTAAAATTGCATCTCAGCAAGCTGATGTTGTTAAGATGCAATTAAAGTCTCAGAAGAAACATTCGAATAGAGTAGAAGGAGGCTTAATTGGTGTTATTGTTATTCTTTTGGGCGGTCTTGGTTATTCTTTAGCCCACTGATACCATTTATAAGAATATCGTCTGTATTCATCTGAAATAAAATAAAAGTGGTTTACCTACTGTTTCGATTTTGTTGTGTTGAACCATACTTTGTTCCATAGGTGCATTTATGGGCTGCACGGACCTTAATATAGTTCTTGAAAGATAATGCATGGATCTTCTCGCCCTTTCAGGAGATGTGCTGAAAAGAGGCTTTAATTTGGTTCGGGGTTTCATTTTCTTGGATTTTGTTTGTTAGAAATTTCTTTGTGCGTTCGGATTGTCTTTTGTATCGGTCAAATTCTGCCCGAAGATCATTAAGCATTGTTCTAAGCCTTTGTGTTTCTATACTGTCTTTTACAACAACCTGTATTTCTTCTTTTGAACTGTCCGTAATTTCCGGACGGTTGGCCCAAAAAAGGAAGAATACAACCAGAGCAATCATTAAAATGGCCACCACTATTGATAGCCATTTGTAGTACTTTGTTTCTTTTTCGTCTGTCATTTGTATTTAAGATTAAATGTGAAAATGTTATCTTTTTGGTCAAATTCTGTATATGCTGGATAAACGGTTAGTATCAGTTTGCCGTTTTCGCTGCCATCATCATAATAATAAAGCTCATCCCCATTTCGTTGCGTTTCACATACTACACCTTTAAAACGGTTATTGTTGAATTTATACAAGGCCGATTCGCCGCCTATATCAAAAACGCGTTCTTTTAAAATTTTCTGTTTTTCGTGATTTATTCTTTCCGCGTGAAGCTTAATAATTTCGTCAATTCTGCTGTTATAAGCAAGCTGCTACGTTCCTGCTTCGTTTGACAATTCCGTTTGAAAAGAATTAAAAAAAAGCCCACCGCACATTTTAAGACGTTGTTCAGCAATTTGACAATATTCTTCTGAAATTTCACTGCCAATGTATTTTCGTTTGTTGTTAATTGATGCAATAGCAGTTGTTCCACTACCCATAAAACAATCATAAACCAAATCATTTTCATTGCTCCAACTTATTATTTGGTCGGTTGCAAGTTGTTCAGGAAAAACAGCACCTTGTATAAAATCCTTTTTGCCTCCGTATAGTGAATATTCAAAAATGTTCTGTTTTATTTTTTGCTCTTTTATAGGTTTATTCTTATGTCCTTTACTTGTTTTACTTTCATCTGTTTGGTAAAATGTTCTATTCTTAACTATGTCTTTCCCAGCAAATACACAATCTTCCATAATAGGGTTAAATGTTTTCGGTTTCCCCTTGCTAAAAACAAACATATATTCAAAACTTTGCTCATATCTATTATGGTTTAGTGGTATCGGATTTTTCTTTTTGTAAATCATAGTATCGTGCAAATTAAAACCAACAATGTTTTTAAAATGAAGTGCCTGTATAAAAGATGTACAACTTTCAGTTCCATTTTTTACACTATCTGCAACAACCCAAACCAAAATTCCACCATCTTTTATAATCCTGTATAACTCACTTGCTATTTTTTCAAACTCAAAAGTGTATCCGTTATATCTTCTAATATTGTCATACGGTGGAGATGTTACCACCAAGTCCACAAATTTATCAGGCATTTTAGCCATTGTATCAAGGCAATTTTCGTTGTATATTTTATTTATTTCCATCCCTTCCTTTTTTTAATTCTTTTTTTAGTGCTTCGTATTTAGCTTTTCGTTTAATTAACCGCAGCCAGCTTATAACACGTGTTTTGTGCAATAGGGACTGATGTTGTTGATTGAGCTTTACTGCTACTATTTAGCTTCGGTGGTAGGTTGAAAGTTCTGTTTCCAAAATCCCTACTGCACAAAGCACCTTAACGTTACCAGCAATGCTACGTTCACGTTCCATATTTAACTTTCGGTTCAAATGTTTTTAAAAATGCCCCCACCGCACAAATAATATTCACCAATGTATTTTGTATAAGCTGGCGGTATCGCTTCTTTCAGCCCCTTGAAATCCATCCAGTCAATTCCGTAAGCAAGCGGGGCGTTCTTTACGGTCTTTGGTTGCATCCCAAGTTTAAAGCGCTTTTCTCTGCTTGCCTTACTCGCTGTTGTTACAAGTAACGGCAGTTCTGTATGGTCGCATTTGCAAGGCGCAACCAAAGGGAATGATGTTTCAAAGAACCTGTGCCTTTGTGTTCGCAAATTGAACATTGAACCGCAAAGCATTGTTGGATTTTTAAGTTCATTTTTTGCCCCTGCCACATTCTCTATGCAATACGGCTTTCCTATTTCATTCAGCAATTCACGCAACACATCTATCAACTTTTCATATTTACCCTTATGTTCCTTTGGCGTTAAATTGCTATATCCTTGACAGGGCGGTGATGCGTGAATGAAATCGTATTCCTTGCCGTGTTCTTTCAGGTAAATAATTGCATCGCTCAAAATGAACTTAAAAGGATATTTCGGTTGCGGTTCAATGTCAATTCCCGTTACATCAAATCCCGCTTGCTTATAGCCCATTCCTGCACCGCCAGCGCAACAAAATAAATCTAATAATTTCCCCTCGCTTCGCATTTTTAAAAACATTTGTTTCGTTTCCATATTGAACTTTTCACTTAATAATCCGCACTGCTGGTAACAGCGGTTTTGCAATAGTGGGGTTTTAGTGGTTTATTAATCATTTGTACTTCTATTTAAGTTTAGTGGTGGGCTGAAAATTTAGGCTTCGATTTTCCCCACCATCGCAAAGCCGCAAAACGTTCATTTTTAATTAAGTGTTAAGTAAATAGCTGTTAACCATAAAGCGATTCCGATAATAAATAAAACTAGCCTCCATTCGTACGGAATCTCAATTTTTGCTGTGGATGTAGTCGAGTTGCTTGTAAATCCTTTCGGGTATGTTCCGGGCCTTAATTTCTCCCTTCTTATGTAGTAAAAACCATCGTGAATAAATGGAAACGTAAAGGCTAAACCAAGCAGCATAAGTGGCGAAAAACCGAGCAGTAAAACAATTATCGCTACAGTTGATCTTTGAATTAAAAACAGGCCATGCAGGTTTTTCTTCTTTTCAGAAATTTTACTTTCATAATGGTAGTGGTACCCTTCTCTATCACCTTCTAATCCTGAATACAACCAAAGAAGGAGTGAAACTAAAATAAAAATAAATAGTGTCATTTCTTACCTCCCTTCCACTTTTTAATAGCGTACAAAATACAGAGTGTAACCCCTATATTTGACATTGTTATTACAAAGGTCGGAAGCAACCAGCCGGCCGAAAATAAGTCTTTGTTGTAAAAAGCAATGAATAAATGGAATAAACCACACATTGCGAATACCGGAATAACCGTTTTATCCTGAAACAGGAATTTTAATTTTTCTTTCATGTTATTTATTTTGAATAAAAATTTTAAGCGTTTTGTTATTATCCTGTAAAGAGAATTTCAATACCTCGTTATCTGCTAGGTATTTTACAACTACCCTTCCTTTTTCCAGACTATTTGAACTGTGATCAACAATCTCTATTCGCGTGACATTATCAATGTCCGGTACTTTGTTTTCTTCCATTAGTTTAATTGTTGAATCGCATGATATATCATTGCATTCAGGGCAAGATTTTAAATTGCCTCCGTGTTTACAGCTTCCGTATTTCATTTTGTTTTAGGTTTAGATGTAGGTTGATTAAAGGTTTTAGATTGTAATTTCTAAATACCCTTCGTTTATGTTTATAGCTACCTCCTTTTCATGGGTATAGCTTACTGATAATAATCCACCGTCAGGGCCGTTTACACGGATTCTTTTAACCCCAACAATTATTATATCATCATGTTTTGCATCATCGGACACTTTTATGTTTTCCATCTTGTTTTGTAGTTAGGGGTTAAAGACTTAGGTTGTCACTCAGATTCACTCTGGTGTTTTTTTCTATTAG